AACAGAACATGTTCATCCGCGCCAACGCCGCCCAGAACGTCGTCGGCGCCGCCTTCGGGCCGCTGATCCCGGTCGATCGCCTGCTCACCTACCTCTGGGACACCGAGGACGACGGCGACCAGGTGGGCCGGTCGATGATGCGCGCCTGCTACCGCGACTGGCTGGTCAAGGACGCGCTGATCCGCGTCGACGCGACGAAGCACCAGCGGAACGCGATGGGCGTGCCGTGGTTCGAGGTCGATAAAGACGCGACCGACAAACAGGTGGGCGAACTGCGCGACATCGCGGAACGTTGGCGCGCGGGCGAGGCGAGCGGCGGCGCGGGCCCGGGCAAGCTGACGCTCAAGGGCGTCGAAGGGCAGCTGCCCGACACGATCGGCTCGGTCAGGTACCACGACCAGCAGATGAGCCGTGCTTTCCTCCAGCTGTTCTTCGACCTGGGGACGACGGAAACCGGCAGCCGCGCGCTCGGCGCCGAGCTCATCGACTGGTACACGCAGTCGCAGGACACCGTTGCCAGCTGGTTCGGCAACACGACGCAGCTTCAGATCGAGCGCGAGGTCGAACTCAACTGGGGGCCCGACGAGCAGCCGCCGCTCTTGACGCATCAGCGCATGGAGAGCCAAGAACTGGCCTTCGCGGACCTGATCGCGGGCGTCGTCGGCGGCCTGATCGTCGTCGACGAAGAGCTCGGCCACTACATCGAGCAGCGCTGGCACCTGCCGGCGGGCACGGGCGCCACGGAACCGAAAGCCGAACCCGTCCCGCCGCAACTCGAAGAATCGGAACCGGGCGAAGTGCCGGACCCGGGCGAAGAGCCGCTGCCGAAAGCGCCGAATCCCGACGCCCGCCAGCGCAAACGCGCCGAGATGGCGAACCGGATCGCCGCGGCCGCCGTCCGCCCGATGCGCTGGCCCGACCTGGCGCGCGCCGCCGGCGTCGACTCCAAGCACGGCACGGCACGCCGGGCCCGCGACCAGCTGATCCGCGCGGGCCGTCTCGAGCGGCGCCACGGCGGCGAGTTGGCACCCGTGGCAGGGCTGCGTCTGCCCGACCGCGAGCTACGCCGCGACCCGACCGAGGCCGAGCTCGCCGCGCACGTCGACTTCGCCCGCGTGGAGGAAGTCCACGTCTCCGGCGTCGACCTTCTCGTCGAAGCGATCAAAGCCGCTCAGGGAGCGCAGTTCGACGAAATCGCCGAGGAGGTCGAGGCGGCCGCGGGCGACGCCGAACGCCTGTCGTCGATCACCGTGCAGCCGATCCCCGAGGATACGATCGAAGAGCACCTGCTCGAAGTTGCCAAAGAGGGCGTGGCGTCGGCACGCGCCGAGCGCGACGCGCAGTTGGCACCCGAGGAACCCGCGGCCGACGCCGCAGGTGCCAACGACGAAGAAGACGACCCCGAACCCGACCAGGAAGCGATCGACAAAACGGTCCACGAACGCGCGGTCGCGCTCGCCGGGACGCTGGCCGGCGGGCTGGCCGCGGCGGCGAGCAAAAAAGCGGCGTCGCTGTCGGCGCTCCCGGCCGCCGAAGCCGCCACGCAGACGCGCGAATACCTCGAAGGGCTGAAAGGCGCTGCGGTCAAAGAGCAGGCGTCAGGCGCCGTCTCGCAGGCGTACAACACCGGGCGCCGGGAGTTCATGCGCGCCGCCCAGCCGGCCAGCCTCTTCGCGAGCGAGATCCTTGACGGGAACACCTGCGAAAACTGCGAAGCCGAGGACGGCGAAACCTTCCCGACGCTCGCCGTCGCCGAACAGAGCTACCCGCTTGGCGGCTACATCGAATGCGAAGGCGGCCTGCTCTGCCGCGGAGTACTCGTCGGCGTCTACTAGGGTCCGCCACGATGGAACGGTCGCGGATCAGCGCAGGGCAGGCGGTAGTCGTGAAACCGGAGACGGGCAGCCGCCGGAGCCGGTCGCTGAGCGGCCAGCGCGCGTTCGTGATCGACCTGGAGCCCGACCCCAAGCGCCCCGATCGCGTCAAAGTGCGGTTCGAGCGCGGCGGGACGTCGATCGTCCGCATCCACCGGCTGCAACCGGCGATCGAACGCATAAACCCTTGACGCGCGGCTAGGTTTCTTGATACCCTCTGGGTGTGATCGTCACTCCCAACCTGGAGGTCCCAGTGAAACTCTCCCTAGACCAGTTCGATCGCCTCAAGCACGTGCTCGGCGACGTCGACCTCAGCGATGCCGACGAACCGGCCGCGTCGCGGATCAACAAGGTCACCCGCGAGGACGCCGCGGTCACCGCGCACGTCGAGTGGGGCCGGATCGTCTACGACCGCGACGAGATCGTCGCCGCGATGGTCGACACGCTGCACCCCATGATCGTCGACGACGCGGGCGCCGAGCTCGGCATCGGGTCGATGGTCAGCGACGGCAGCGGGGGCGACGGCGAAGTCGTCAAGATCCTCGAGCCCGACGAATCGCATTGGAAGGTCGGCGTCCAGTGGCCGGAGTACGACGAACCCGAGTTGCACTCGGCGCTCCCCGTCGACATGTCGGAAGCGTGGCTGGTCTGCAACGCCGTCACCGTCTCCAAACCGTGACCTTTCTCGACGATCACAAGGTCGACCCGCCGGGGACTCATTCCCCGGCGGCGTCGATCGACTGCCCCGAGTGCGGGACGTCTCTGGAGGTCGGCTACGACGTCGAGTACTCCGGCGGCGACTGCCACCGCTGCGGCACCGCGATCGACGAAGACGAAGTGCGCGACCAGCTGACGGCCGCGAGCGAGCCGAGGGAGTGGGGATGAACCAGCGCGCAGACGCCTCCGTTGTCGCCGACATGCACATCTTCGCCCGGATCGGCGACCGCTACTGGGAGACGCCGCGGTGCCGCTCGGCGCTGCTCCCGTGGGTCACGTTCTCGGTGCGCGGCCACATCCTGACTTCGCAGCTGGTCCCGGAGTTCGACGCGATCGGCTGGCCCTGGCCGACCTGGCGCTGCACCAAACGCCCGTTCGACTGGGCCGAGGATCAAGCCGACCTCCCGCACCCGCCGCGAGGGCTGCAAGACGATCGGCGACGGTGGACGTTCCCACTTCGCCCGCCGGCGCCGGTCGTGCAGCCATGACGTCCGCGTTGCAGCTGGAGCTCGGCGAGCACGTGGTCACCGTCGACGAGGCAAACCAGCGGCTCAAGGAAGCGCTCGAGGTCCGCGTCGACGCCCACAAGCGGCGCTGCCGCGATCAGCCGATCATGACCGTCCACGAATACCTGGTCGCGCTGGAGTGGGTGCGCTGGGTCGAGGACACGCTCGAGCCGATCCGCGAGGCCAACGGGTTCACCTGCTCGCGGGCCTACGAACGGTGCAGCGCCCACACCGAGGACTTCTACCGCGGCGAGCAGGGGAGGGCGTTTTGGGCGCGCTGAAGCTTGGCGACATGCACCACGCCGCGGTCGCGATCGAAGAACTCTGGGCCGAGCGCGCGGAGCCGAAGACGGCCACAGAGGTCGCCGAAAAGCTGCGCTGGTTCGAGCCCGGGCACAATGTCGACGTCGTGACCGGCGGCGGCGAGCACTCGACCTTCGAGAGCCGCGGGGCGCCGGAAACCCACCGCGCGGCCGTCGCCCTGGAGGCGGCGATGGACCACGGGCTGATCCTCCGCGAAGCCATCCGTGCGTGAGCCGATCTCACAGGCCAAGCTGGTCGGGCTGCGCCAGGTGCTCGAGCGCGACGGCGCCGCGCAGTTCCACCGCGGCTCGGTCGTCGAGATCGTCGACTGCACCGGCTGCAAGGGCCGCGGCCAGGTGCCCGAAGGCGGCCGCCTGCCGCATGAGGACGTGACCTGGCTGCGCTGCGAACGGTGCAAAGGGGAGTGCTCGGTCCTGCGCGTCACCGGCCCGATGGGCGGCATCACGCACTACGCGCTCGAGGACATCCGCCACGCCTACGACCTGGCGCTGAACGGGCCGCGACCGAAGGCCCAGCCGAAGGGCGATCCGGGCGACTACGGCGACGAAGCGCCGTTCTAGCCGCCGCCTGGGCACATAGGGTCCGCGCCTCTGGGGGGCTGTAGGCGCCGGCGGCTCGGACTGGGGGCCGCCGGCGCTTCTATCGTGGGCGCATGAGCGAAGCCCTGCCGCTGTTGTCGATCCCTCACGTCGAGCTCGCCACGGTCGGCAAGGACTGGCCCGGCTCCAACGGCGACCTGACCTTCCGGTTCGACCACTTTGAAGACGCCGTGGTCGCGGCCAACGAGGACCCGCACATTCAGCTGCCGCGGATCAAGATCGGCCACACCGACCCGCGCTTCAACACCGAAGTCGAGCACGACCACGACCCGTTCTGGGCCTTCGACGACGGCGAGCCCGCGCTCGGGTCGATCGCCAACCTCGAACTCGACGGCGCGGTCCTCTTCGGCGACTTCATCAACGTCCCGTTCTGGCTCGCGACGATCATGCCCGCGGCGTACCCGAACCGCTCGCTGGAGGGCGCCTACGTCGACGGCCGCTGGCGCGTCGTCACGCCCGGCGGCAAGGAGTACTCGTTTGTCCTCACCGCCGTCGCGCTGCTCGGCATCTTCCGCCCCGCGGTCGAAGATCTCGAGGACCTGGAGGGCTTCCTCACGATGGGCGACGGCGTGGAATACATCACGCCGGAGCAGTAGGGGTCGACGGCGGTGGCACGATGAGGACCGTGAAGCGCGACCCGAAACCGACCGCCGCCCGCCCGCGCCAGGCGCGCCGCGCCGCGCCGGCCGCAGCGCCCGCGATCGAGGCCGCGGCGGACATCGACCGCGTGGTCGAGCTCTACTGCCAGGAACTGATCTCGAAAGGCTACGACGACCCCGAATACTGGTGGTGGCCGCGCGCGGTCTGGGCCGACCCGAACCAGCTGATCGTCGACGGCGAGAACGGCTCCCTCTACCGGGTCGCCTTCTCGACCAACGATCAGCAGGAGGTCACCTTCGCCGATCCGGTCGAGGTTCTGGAGACGTTCACCGACCTTGAGCCCGCGGCCAAGGCCCGCGTCCTCGTCTCTGCGGCGCGCGACACGGGCTCCCGCGCCCCGTCCCGCGTCTATGCGAGCCGCGAGGACACGCCTGCGGCCCCGAAAACGGAGCCGGAGGGGGGGGTCGATGAGGGCGGTAACAATGTTGGCATGAACCGCGAGCAACTTTGCGCCGCACTCGGGCTTCCCGCCGACGCGACCGACGAGCAGATCGACGCGAAAACCGCGGAGCTTGCCGCGGCCGACCCCGCAGAGGGCGGCGACGGCGGCCAGGGCGGCGGCGAGCCGGACCCGGCGCCCGCAGGTGAGGGCGGCGAGGGTGGAGAGGGCGGCGAGCCCGATCCCGCTCCGGCCGCGAGCGCTCAGCTGCCCGAGGGCATGGTCGCGGTCCCGGCCGACATCTGGGAGTCGGTCCAGACGGGCGCCATCGCCGGCGGCCAGCTGGCCGAGCAGGCGGAGGTCACCAACCGCGACAGCACGATCGTCGCCGCGACCGCCGCGGGCAAAATCTCGCCCAGCGCGAAAGAGTCGATGGTCAACCTGCACGCCCGGGACAAAGAGGCGTTCTACAAACTTCTGACCGCATCGGTCAGCGAGGGCGGCCTCGCCCCGAACCTGATTCCGGTGGCCCAGCGCGGCGGTGCTGCGACGGCGACCGGCGCGACGCCGGGGCCCGGTGGCGGACCCGGCGCGATGGTTCCGGGCGGTCAGGTTCCGGCCGAGGCCGGCGGCGAGTACGTCCCGCCGGAGCGCATGGTCGCTCTCTTCGGCAAGCAGTACGCCCCGCCCGCGCCTGACGCATCGGGCATGACCGTGATCGGAGCTCAGTGATGTTCGGAGAGGCAATCGCACCGCTGCCGGTTCTCGAGCGCTCGGTCAAGGCCGAGGAAGAACAGCTAATCGCCGGGCGCCTGGTCAGCTTCAAAGCGTTCAGCGCCGAGAAGGACTTCACCGTCGTCCACGCGGCGGCCAACGCCCTCGCCGTCGACATCTTCGGCTGCGTGCAGAAGACGTCGAAGGACCCGAAAGCCGAACCGATCCCCGACCGCCACGACGGCGGCCTGCGGGTGATGACGGTCGGCCACGGCTCCATCGCCTGGGTGGAAGCCGAAGGCGAAGTCAAAACCGGCGAAAAGCTTCAGACGGTCGCGGGCGGCAAAGTCGCCAAACTCGCGGAAGCCGGCAAAAACGCCGTCTGCAAGGTGGTCGGTCCCAACGCCAAAAACGCCCTCGTCGAAGTGGAGCTCTTCTGATGCACCCCGATAACTTCACCCCGAACCGCAAGGCGCTCAAGGAGCTCCTGGTCCGCGCCAGCTACGGCGATCTCGAGCTCTCGGCGAACGGCCTGCCGATCCTGGCCGGCGCCGCGGCGATGCCGCAGAACCCGGTCGCGATGCCGCTCGGGCCCGCGACGGTCGACGGGACCACGATCACGGTCGACACCTACGTCAACCCGCCCGTCCAGATCCCGGGGATCATCCGCAACCTGGTCGCGGCGAATCAGGGCTACTTCGCCGAGCAGATCTTCTCGACGCCGGGCTTCACCGTTACCGGCGGCGCGATCATCTACGAGGAGACGTTCCCGGAAGACTACTTCCTGCCCGCGGGCAAAGAAGGCGGCCCGCGTGCCCCCGGCGCGCCCGCCAAACGTCTCGGCTCGACCCGCCGGCCGATCAAAGCGGCCTACCCCGAATCGTGGGCCGGGTCGATCGAAGTCACCGACGAGGCGCGCACCCGCAACAAAGTGATCGCCGTCCGCCGCCAGTTCACGCAGGCGGCCAACACGATCGCGAACAACATCCAGACGCGGGCCCTCGAATACCTTCAGGACAAGGTTGAAGAATGGGAGCGCCAGAACGCCGGGAAAAACTGGCACGAAGCGCGCCCCGAAGGGCTGGTCAACGTCGACCCGTTCACGATGCCGCACCGCGACATCGCCCTGGAGATCAAACTCTTCCAAGAGGACAAAGTTGGCGTCCTGCCCGACACGATCATCCTCAACACGGAAGACAACTTCTTCCTGACGGTGCTCTACTCGAGCTTCCCCAACGGCGGGCTCGACGGGATGCTGCGGTCCTACGGGATCAACAAGCGCCTCGTCTCGGTCCTGGCGCCGGAAGGCAACCCCTACTTCCTCCAGGCCGGCGGCATCGGCGTGATGGCCTTCGAGAAACCGCTGACGCAGGAGTACTCGCGCGTCGGGGAACGGTTCACGGACGTCTTCTCGCTCGACGTCGCGCCCGTCCTGGTCGCCTACGACGCGAGCACCATCCGGCAGCTGACCGGAGTGAACGCCTAGCTTCGATACGCGCCCCGCGGCGAGCGGCGCAGGCGGTGTGTAGGCCCGTCAGCAGGATTCCCATAGAGACGAAAGAGGGTCGGCCACCGCGGGGCCGGCCCTCTTGCTTTGTGGGGTCGACGATCGCGGGAGACTGGGGGCATGGCCGAAGGCGATCCGACCCCCAGCTGGCGCCCGACGACCAAAGCGGTCGCGAGCTACATCCGCACCCGCACGAAGGTCGCCGGCGGCGGCATCGTCGGCGACTTCACCACCGAGACGAAACCGACCGGCGAACAGGCCGAAGAAGTGATCTCGGAGGCGTGCGACTACATCGCCACGTCGCTCGGCGTCGACGAACCGTGCAACGACAACCTGAAGCGGCGCACGGGCGTCGTGGCGGCCATGTACGCCGCCCTTCTGATCGAGCAGAGCTTCTACCCCGAGACGACCGAAAGCCGCGGCTCCAGCTTCAAATCGCTCGAAGCGCTGTTCAACCCGGCACTCAAACGTCTCGAAGTCGCCGTCGAGGAACAGTGCGGCGAGGGCGAGGGCGGTGGCGCGGACGGCCTGCACCCGAAAGCCGAAGGCAACTTCCCGACGACCGAAATGGCCGGGGGCTCCGGCGAAGCCTCCATTTGGTGATGCCAGAGCCCGCCGGCAGCTTCGCGATCTACTACGAGATCGAGGGCGTCCCCGAGATCAAACACGTCCTCATGGGCGTCCGCGACCGGGCGCTCGACGGCGCGCCGGTCCTGTCGCTGATCTTGGACGACATGCGGCGCCTGGAGATCGCGCTCTTCGGCTCGGAAGGCTACGGCGAGTGGGCGCCGCTGGCCGAGTCGACCCTCGAACGCAAGGCGGAAGAAGGCTACCCGCCGAACATCCTCCAGGCCACGGAGCAGCTGATGGACTCGCTGACCGGCAACCTCGCCGCCGCCGGCCACGTGGAGCACATAACGCCCGAGGAAATCCTCTACGGGACCACCGTGCCGTGGGCGATCTACCACCAGTACGGGACCCGCTACATGCCCGCGCGGCCGCCGGTCGACGTGCGCGACTCGGACATCGCCCGCTGGACGAAGATGATCCAAGCCTACGTCTTCGGGATCGACGCGGCCGAGATGGGCGACGTCGGCGGCGGGCTCTCCGTGGCGCCCTTCGGCCTGGTCAGCAACGAGCCCTTCGGAGCGGCGCTGTGATCGGCGACCAGTTCGGCCCCACCGTCGACGGCGAAGCGGTCGAGCTCGCCCTGCTCGCGTTCCTCGAGCGGTGGATGCTCGACTACACCTGGGACGCCGTTCGCATCCGCGACCCCGACAAAACCATCTGGCCGGGAGGCGTCGGCGACCCGGCCAAACTCGGCGAGCCCGCGGTGCTGCCCGTGAAGGAATTCACGATCAAACACGCCGCGGAGGAGAAGTGGCCCGAAGACCAGCTGCCGATGCTGCTCGCCCACTCGCCCGGCTTCGCCAAACCGCCGGAACTGCGCGGGGACGGGACGATCGCCACGCACCACACGATCAACCTCGCCGCCATCGCCAGCGGGGTCGACATGGAGGACTCCAAGCGCCTCGCCCGGGTCTACGGCTCGGCCGCGGCGAAGGCGATCATGCAGAAGCCCGACCTTGGCGGCTTCGCGATGGCGACCGACTGGCTCGACCTCAAGAACTTCCCCGTCACCCGCGGCGTCGAAGCCGAGCGCTCGCTGATGGCGGTCACCAACGTCTTCGCGATCACCGTCGCGCAGGCGATGGTCGCCAGCGACGGACCCGAGGCGCCGAGCAAAGAACCCGACGAATCGCCGGGCCCCTGGCCGCAGGTGAAAGAAGACGGCGGCTCCGCGCGGGTGGAACCCGGCAAGAGCAAGGTCGACCTCCTCCGCGAAGGCGGCTTCTTCCCCGACGAATAGCGGCCGCCGGGAGGGGTCGCGCCCCGTCCTAACATCGGTTCCGTGAAGCGACGCGGCGACCGGACGGCAGGCTGATGAGGGCTCCAGGCGAGGAAGTAGTTCTCGGCGAACGCCCCGCGGCGCGTACCGGCGCCCCGGCCGCCAGCGCAGGGTTCCTCCCGATCTTTACGGAAAAGGGCCCGACCGACGCGCCGACCTACTGCGTCTCGGTCGCCCACGCCGAAGTCGTCTACGGCGCGCGGCTCCAGACCAACCCCGAGGGCTTCGACGCTCTCGACGCGGCCTTCCACGAGGGCCCCGGCATGGGGGTCTACGTGCAGCGGGTCGTCGGCGACGGCGCCGCGGCGGCGAGCAAAGTGCTGGTCGACGAAGAAGGCAAAACGGTGATGACGATCGACGCGATCAGCGTCGGCGAGTGGGGCAACAACCTCAAGGCGAAAGTCGTCAAAGAAGGCGCCGAATTCCGCATCATCGTCGAAACGGTCGCGGGCAAGGTGCTCGAGTCCTCGCCGCTGAAGGCCGACACGCCCGGGCTGCTCGCCTGGGCTGAGGCCGACGCGATCAACATCACGGCGGTCGCGGGCGAATCGGTCAAAGCGCCGAAAGTGCAGACGGTCCAGCTGGCCGGCGGGAAAGCCGAACTCGGCGCCGCCGACGCGCTCGCCCTCTCCGCGGCGCTCGACCTCTACGTCAAGGACTTCGGGCCCGGCCAGGTCGCGGCCCCCAACTTCGCCGGCGACGAAGCCGCGCAGCTGGCCGTCATGGTCCACTGCGGCCTCCGCAACCGCCGCGCGCTGCTCGACGACGAGATCACCGCCGACGCCGACGAACTGATCGCCGACGCGACCGCGCTCTCGGCCGCCGAAGGCCACGGGCCGCGCTTCGCCTGCCTCTTCGGCAGCTGGGCGATCATCCCGGGCCAGATCGGCTCGACCACCCGCACGGTGCCCTACTCGGGCGTCGCGATGGGCCTGATCGCCCGGGCGGAAGCCGAAGGCAACAACCCGAACAAGCCGGCGGCGGGCCGCAAGCGCGGCAAAACCCGCTGGGCGCTCGGCCTGGTCACCACCTTCACCGAGGAAGAGCGCGCCGAACTCGACGAGGCGGGCGTCACCTGCGCGATCCTCGCCAACGGCGTCCCCACCACGTTCGGCGACCGCACGCTGGTCAACGAAGAGACGGACCCCGACTGGCGCAGCTTCGCGGCAAGCCGGACGGTCATGTGGGTGTCCGAGCTCACCCGCCAGGTGCTCCAGGGCTTCGAGTTCGAAGACATCGACGGCCACGGCTACATCTTCAAGGAACTCGAAGGCGAAATCGGCGCCCGCGCGTGCAAGCCGCTCTACGACCAGGGCGCGCTCTACGGCGAAACGCCGCAGGAAGCCTTCGCCGTCAACACCGGCCCCGAGGTCAACACCCCGGCGTCGATCGAAGCCGACGAAATCAAGGCTCAGGTCGCGATCCGCACGTCGCCCAACGGCGGCTTCCTCTCGGCCGAAGTGGTCAAGGTCCCGATCTCGGAAAGCGTGGTCTGATGTCCGGTTCGCGCGTCGATCAAGAGCGAGTGACGATCACCATCGTCGGGCTGGGCCTCGTCCTCAACCTGGGCGTGTTCGACACCTTCACGGGGGGCGCCAAGAAAGGCGAAACCACCAAGCACCGTCCCGGCGGGATGGGTAAGCAGGTCAGCCTTGGGGGCCCGTCCACCCGGGACGACTTCACCACGTCGCGCCTCTACGACCTCGAACGCGATCACCCGTTCATGAAGCAGCTGGACGGGCTGGTCAACATCGGCGAGGTCACGGCCATCCGCCAGAAACTCAACACGGACAAGTCGCCCGCCGGCGAACCGATCACCTACACCGGCACGATGAGCGGTTACGTGATGCCGGACCACGACTCCGACGCGAGCGACAAAGCAATGTTCGTGATCGAAGTCAGCGCCGACGAGGACATCTCCTAGCCGCCGAGCTCCCCCGTAGGGTCCGGGTCGCAGTCACCCAGACCTGATCGAAGGGAGTAGACGTGGAAGACCCTCAGAGCCCGCAGGACGCCGCAGAAGGCGCCAGCGCGGCTTCACCCCCGCAGGAAGAGCCCGGAGCCGCCCCAGAGGGCGCGCAGGGCGCCGGAGACGGTGCGACGGCCGAGCCCGAGACGGCGGACGGCGGTTACCTGGCCGAGCCGGAGTCCGTCTTCGACGAGCTCGGCGAGCTCCAGGCCGAGGCGCGCCGGGACGATACGAAGGTGCTCGAGCTCCTGCCCGGGCGCTTCAAGGGGCGCCTCGCCGTGCGCGTGAAGCGGATCGACCCGAAGAAACGGCGCAAGAAGGCGAAAAAGATCGCCAAACGCGGGATCACGGACGAGGCCGAATTGCAGTACGCGGCCGAAATCGTCGCCGAGGCGACCGACGCGATCCTCTACCGCCCCAAGGACGACGACGCGCTGGTCGAGGCCCAGACGCTCTCGGAGTCGCTGGGGACCGAGCCGGTGCGCTTCGACCAGCGGCTCGGGAAGATGCTGAAAATGGAGGGCGTGCTCTCGGGCACCGAGTCGGCGGCCACGATCGTCCGGCTGGTGTTCAAGAACCCGGAAGCGCTCGACGCCTTCTACGCGGAACTGGACCTGTGGCTCCGCGAAGCCGCGCCCGACGACGACGATGAGGACGAGGGAGCGCCGCAGGAGCGCCCTTCCTAGACGCGCTGCGTGGCGAGCCGCTGGTCGAAATGGCCGCGCTCGCCACGCTGGCCGGGGTCGCTCCCCAGTTCCTCGCCGCCCGCTGGCCCGATGAACGCGAGCGTTGGGAAGCGATCATCCTCGAGGCGCGCGAGGAGCGGCACAAGGAATTCGACGCCTTGGCCGTCAAGACGGCGAACAAGGTGATGGAGGGGCTCGACAAGTCCTTCTAGCACAGCGGCAGGGGGCGCCCGCGACCGGAGAATTGGTCCGTGGACGCTGGACTTATCGCGATGCGGATGCGCCTCTCCGGCGGCTCGGAGGTCGCCGCCGAAGCCGAGAAGGCGACCGCCGCGGTCGAGGAGACGTCGGCGGCCACCGACAAGGCCAATAAGAAGGTCGCCCGCTCCGGCTCGGCGATCTCCTCCAGCCTGTCGAAACAGATCAGCGGCCTCAAATCCATCGGCCGCAACCTCACCAAGTACGTGACGGTGCCGCTCGCCGCGATGGCGATCGGCTCGGCGGTCAGCGCGGCGCACTTCGACCGCTCCATGAACCTGATCGCCACCGACGCCGGCGGCACGGTGAAGGAAGTCTCGCGCCTCAAGCCCGAGGTTCTGGACCTCGCCCGCAAAACGCAGTACACCGGGACCGAACTCGCCGACGCCCTCTTCCACATCGAGAGCGCGGGCTACCGCGGCGCGAACGCGATGAAGGTGCTGGCGACGGCGGCCGGGCTCGCCACCGCCGGCAACTCGGATCTCGAACGCACGACCTACGGCCTGGTCAGCGCGCAGAAATCGCTCTACGGCGAAGGCAAAAACCTCCAGTCGGTCAGCCAGGTAAAACGCACCGCGGCGGAACTCAACGCGATCGTCTCCCACGGCGACATCCGCCTCGAAGAACTGGTCGCCGGCATGTCGTCGGGCCTGATCGAGAAAGCGCAGGAGGCGGGCGTGTCGCTGCGCTCGGTCGGCTCCGCGCTCGACGTGATGACCGCCCGCGGCATCCCCGCCCAGCGCGCCTCCTACGCGCTCGGCTTCATCTTCTCGAAGCTGGTCCCCTACACCGAACCGGCGGTCGAAGCGTTCGAAGAACTGGGGATTCAGCAGGAAAAACTCTCGAAAATCGCCAAGGGCCCGGGCGGCTGGCCGGCGATGATCGAATTCCTCTCGAAGAAAATGCAGGGGCTCACCAGCGGCCAGAAACAGATCGACCTCAGCCACATGTTCGGCGGCGGCCGGATGGACGTCGCGGTCCTCGCCTCGCTGCAAAACATGGGCGACCTGAACAAGAAATTTGAAGAGCTCAACCCCAACGTCGCCCTCTACAACAAGCACGTTAAGGAGGCCGAACAGCAGCCGTTGGTGCAGGCCAAAAACGCCTGGTCGTCGATCGACGCGAGCCTGATCGAACTCGGGCAGGTGATCCTCCCCGCCGCGATCCCGCTCATGCACAACGTCGCCGGGTTCGTCACCGGGATCGCCCACGACTTCGCCCACCTGCCGCCGTCGACGCAACAGTGGGTCCTCAAGATCGCGCTGATCGCCGCGGTGCTCGGCCCGATCCTCCTCCTCGTCGCCAAGCTGCTCAAGGCGTGGAAGACGATCGCCGAGATGAATCTCTTCTCCGGCCTGGCGGGCGGCGTCGGCGAGCTCAAGGCGGCGTCGGAGCTCGCGGCGGGCGGCGAGCTCGGCGGCTTCTCCATGATGGGGAAAGCCGGGCGGCTCACCGCGGGCGCCGGGGTCGGCGTCGCGGCGCAGGTGGCCGGGCACGCGATCGGCGGCAAGGGAGGCTCGGTCGTCTCGGACATCGGCACGGGCGCCGGCGCGGGCTTCGCCTTCGGCGGCCCGATGGGCGCGGCGATCGGGGCGACCGGCGGCGCGATCATGGCCGCCCTGCCGGAGTGGGAGCAGCTGCTCGGCCTCACCAAGCAGCTGAGCCCGATGCAGCAGCGGGTCAAGTCCTCGAGCGAAGAACTGTCGGCCGCCCTCAGCCGCCAGAAGACGGCCGGGGAAGGGCTGACGTCGGCGAACCGCCGGCTCGACCACGCGCAGGCCAACCACAACGTCTCCCTCAAGAACGTCCACAAGGCCCAGCACGCCTTGAACGAAGCCGTGGCGCAGTACGGCGCCGACAGCCACCCGGCGATCCACGCCGAAGCGCGCCTGACCGAAGAGATCGGCGCCCACCGCCGCGCGCTGAAGCAGCTGGCGAACGCGGAAAAGCTGCACGGCGTCGCCCTCAGCGCCTACAAAACCGAAACCGACATGACGATCCTCGCCGAGCGGCACCGGATCAACGTCTTGGAACAGCTGCGCGAACGGCAGGCAAATCTCTACCAGGAAGCGAAGGCCGCCAACCCGATCAGCCAGCGGACCCAGACGCTCGCCCACAACCTGCTCGGCACCGAAGGCAAGCTCGCCGAAGCGACCAAAAAACACGCCGAAACCCTGAGCGAAGCGGCCACCAAAGCGGGCCCGAAATATGCCAAGTTCCTCAACCACGCGACGCAGGAAGCCGTCCGGTTCGGCGGCGCGATGAAAGCGACCATGACCCGCGTGGAAGGGCTGACGCGCCACCTCGAAGCCCTCACCGAAACCGAATTCAACATGCCGACCGTCCAGCCGGGGAACCCGCTGAACCTGCACATCCCCGGCGTCACCGAACCGAAGGGCGGCGGCCACCGGCCCCACCACAAAAACACGGCGGCCGACTCCGGCGAAACGCACGGCTCCAAGGCGGTCGAAAAGCTGCTCGAGCGTCAGACCGGGCGGCGCGGCAAACTGCTCCCCGTGACGATCGCGCTCGACCCGCAGGGGCGGCGCCGACTGACCGAAGCCGTGGTCGAAGTGCAGGAAGACGAGGACGCCCGGACGTGAGCAAGGAACGCCCCACCATCGAATTCAAAGGCAAGGGCTTCAAGCTCAAGATCCCGCTCGGCGACGGGCCGATCACGCCGACCGCCGGCGGCCCCGAAATCGAAGAGCTCAAACGGCCCGGGCGCCCGAACATCACCCGCAACGAAAACCAGGCGCTCCTACGGCTCGACGTGCCCGTCTTCTTCGACGGCCTGCCGAAGAACGAAGCCCAGAACGTCGCCGTCAAACGGGTCGTCGACCTGGCGATGGAGCTCCCGCTCCGCGACTTCACCGCGTTCGGCCCCTTCCTGTGGTCGGGCGGCCGGTTCGTCATGGACTGGCCCGAATGGGGCAAGCAGTGGTATCCGCGCCGCTACGAATTGATGCAGGCGGAATTGACCCTCAAACTGGTCGAGTTCAACGCGAGCGGCGACCTGAAGCCCCAGCGCGGCTCAGGCGGCCCGAAAAAGCACGGGCTGGAGACGGTGATCCTCTACAAGCCGATGAACCTGATCGAAATCGCCGCGCTCTACGAAGGCGACGCCGGCCGGGCCAAAGCGCTCGGCAAGGCCAACGGCATCCACGACATCAAAAAGAAGCTCCCGCAGGGCACCCACATCAAGCTCCCGTCGACGGAATAATGGCGGCGACCGCCTCCAAGTCGAAGCCCACCCACGTCCCGCTGTTGCCGCGGGTCCAGGGCATCGACCACACGCTCGACGATCTCGTCTTCCGCTCCGGCAAGTTCAAGGACAAGATCGACCGCGACCTCCTCGAAGGGAAAGTCACGCGGTCGATGGGCGGCGCGACGCACCTGACCCTGGCGATCGACGACCACGACGCGAAGGTGCTCAACTCGGGGCTGCTCGAAGAATCCTTCCGCCTCCAGCTGGACGGGCTCGGGTTCGTCTACGTCGCCTACGAACACGAAACCGGCGCGCCCCTACAGCTGACCCTCGAAGCCGAAGTCGCCTGGCGCCTGAAGCAGCTCTTCGGCCCCTTCAAGGCGTTCCGCGACGAAATGACGCGCGCGGAGGTCGCCAAGAGCCGCGTCATGCAGCTGAAGCCGCCGCGGCCGCGGTTCGTCTCCCCGGAACTGCACAAGCAGCAGCCGGTGAAATCCGACCGCGAAGCCCGGAAGAAGAAACAGGAATCGGCCGAAGAACGCGGCCACGGCCTCTCGAATCAGGCCAAGCTCACCTGCAAGGGGGAACAGGCCAACCAGGAGCAGCTTGAACTCGGCGACCTGGCGCTGCGCCTCGCCGAGAGCTACGAAGCGCCGCCGGTCGTGATGATCGCCCTGATCGCGGCCCTGATCGCCGAAACCGACATGGGCGTCACGGGCGGCAACGTGCTCGGCGCCACCGACGTCCCCGTGGGCTCGGCGACCGAGGAGATCATCGGCTTCCTGACCGGGAAGAACTGGACGATCCCCGGCGGCGCGATCGGCGTGGCGAACCACAACCCGGGCATGGGCGCCGCCGAAATCGCGCAGGAAGTCCAGAAAGCGGGCATCCCGACGTTCGCCAGCTGGGTCGCCGAATCGCGCCAGTGGGTGTCGGAATTCGGCGGCGGGTCGATCTCGAGCAGCCGCCCGGAACGGTTCCCCTTCGCCCAGAAGAAGAAGGAATCGAATTGGAAGTTCTGCACCGAACTCGCGAAGCCGGTCAACTGGCGCTTCTTCGAGTCGGCGGGCTGGGTCTACTTCATCGCCGAACCGGACCTGTTGGCGAGCGTCGTGCGGATGCACGTCACCGACTCGACGCCGGGCGTCCTCAACGTCAAGGTCAAAGGCGACGACGGCAAGAAAAAAGACGAAGTCGAAGTCGAAGCGCTCGGCTCGACCTGGAGCGCGCCACCCGGCTCGGCGGTCGCCCTCGAGCGCCACGGGCCCGCGGACGGCATCTACCTCGTCGACCGGATCGAAGCGCCGCTGGTCACCCAGCAGTCGATCATCACGATCCACCTGAAACGCCCGGGCAAACCGAAAAAGGAGCCGGCGCCGTCGACGAAGACGGTCACCACCAAATTCGCGGGCGGCGGCAGCGACGAAAACGCGAACACCAACGCGCCCGAGGCCGTGCAGCGCATGGTCGAAGAGGTCGACGTCACCAACGGCACCTTCCACTACCAATGGGGCGGCGGCCACGAATCCGTCGAAGCCCTCAAGAAGCGGCTCAAGGGCTACGACTGCTCGGGCTACGTCTCGCACATCCTCTGGGCGGGCGGCCTGCTCGACGAACCGATGTCCAGCGTGCCGTTGGAGTCGTTCGGCCTGCCGGGCGAGGGTGAATACTGCACGATCTACGCGAACGCCGAACACGCCTTCGGCAAACTGCTCACGCAGAGCGGCTGGCGCTACTTCGAGTCGGGCGGCCAGGCCAACGCGACCGGGTGGGTCGCGAGCGGCCAGGAGGACCCGCTCGGCGGCTACGTCGCGCGCCACCCGCAGGGGATGTGAGATGCCCGATCTGACGACCAACCGCACCGACCAGGAACTCGACCCGCCCGCCCAGCACGGGTTCGTCACCATCCCGCCGGACGCGCTCGGCGAGCCGATGCGGGTGAACGTCCCCGACTTCTCCGGCGATCACTTCTTCGAGATCACCCGCTGGAGCTCGCGCGGCGCCACGCTGCCCGCCGTCGACGACGAAGTGCTGGTCGTCAAGGATGAGCGGGGCGAGGCGTGGGTGCCGTCATGGTGGCCCGCCGGCGGCGACACGCCCTCTGAAGCGCCCGTCTCCTCCGTCTTCGGCCGCATCGGCGCCGTGGTCGCCAAAGCGGGCGACTACGTGGTCGCCCAGGTCACCGGGGCCGCGAGCGCCGCCTCCGTCGAAGCCGAGGAAAAAGCCCGCGCCGCCGCGGTGACGGCCGAGGCGAAACTCCGCGAAGAAGCGGTCACCGCCGAGACGAAAGCAAGGGAAGCGGCGGTCACGGCCGAGAAAGGGCTGCGCGAAGCCGCCGACCTCCTCCTGGCGACCAAAGTGGAAGTCGCCGGGCTGCTCGCCGCGGCCGACGCGATGATCTTCAAAGGCGTCATCGACTGCTCGGCGAACCCGAACTATCCGGCCGCCGACGCCGGCCACACCTACCGCGTCTCGGTGGCGGGCAAGATCGGCGGCGCCGCCGGCACGAACGTCGAGATCGGCGACCTTCTCATCTGCATCAAAGACGGGAGCGCCGCGGGCACGCAGGCGGCGGTCGGCGCGAACTGGTCGATCGCCCAGACCAACATCGACGGCGCCGTCACCGGGCCCGCGGCGGCGACCACGGGCGACTTCGCCACCTTCAACGGCGCGACCGGGAAGGTGATTCAGGACTCGGGCGTCTCGCTCGACACCGACAACACCCTCGCCGCCGGTTCCAACGCCCGGGTCGCGAGCCAGAAAGCCACCAAGGAATTCGTCGAAACGAAGACCGGGTTGCTGATCCCGAAGGCGCTGGTCACCACCAAGGGCGACCTGATCGTCGCCACCGCGGCGTCGACGCCCGCGCGCCTGGCGGTCGGGGAAAACGGCCTCGTCCTCACCGCCGACTCGACGCAGGCCGCCGGGGTCCACTGGGCGGCCGCGCCGAGCTCGCCGCTGCCGACCGGCGTGAAGGACTGGGGCCTCGTCGAAACGCTGCCGGCGTCGCCGACCAAAGGTGACCGCTGCTTCTTCTTCGCCAACAAAACCGCGGGCATCGTGTGGAACCTGATCTATGACGGCGAAGGCACCTACCCGTGGAAGAAGGTCGGCGGGCCGCCCCTGCGCAGCCAGTACCTCACGACCGAATCGCTTTCGACCGAATCCGAAACGCCGCAGACCACCAACGCGCCGTCGATCACGCTGCCGGCGATCAAAATGGAAGCCAACGTCGAATACGGCGCGAACGTCGCGTGGGCGCTGACCGCCGGCGCCGTCGCGCGCATGACGCTCTGGGTCGCGGGCGTCGCCGTGACCACCAACGACAAATTTGCCGAGGTCGGAATCGCGACGGGCGGCACGATCGGGCCGATCAGCGGCGGCGGCCCGCACACCTTCACCGCCTCCCAGACGGTCCAGGCGCGCTATGCGCGAATCCTCGCATCCGGCAAAGTCGAATTCTTCGGACCCTTCGTGTCGGTCGACCCGATCCGTGTAGGCTGAGGACGTGGCCGATCTCTCCGAAAGCGCCTACACCGAAGAACCCGTCGCCGAAGCCTGCGAACTCACCGAGCTCCAGCTTGCGGCGCTGATCCTGCCCCGCGACCAGGAGCTCGACGAGGGCGACCAGGCGCTCTACGACGCCGCGGTGGAAAAGGTCGACGGGATGCTGAACCTTGCCGTCGCCACCCGCGAAGGGAAGAAATGCGGCGCGCAGGGCTGCACCGAAGAAGCGGTGCTGCTCATCAAGACGGCCGATGGCACCACCCAGTCGTGCCGCATACATCTCGGCCAGCTGGTCGAGGGCGCCTGCGAAGTCACACCGCTCTGAGGGTCCAAGGGGACGGCTAGGCTGGGCGGGTGGAAGCGCCCGTCATCCCCAAGCTGAAGGTGCCCTTGCAGATGGGCGTCAACGGCCTCGCCACGGTCGAGCAGGATTCCGTCGACGACGTGGCCCAGTGCGTCTACATGCTGCTCGCCACGCCGCGCGGCGAGCGCCTGGAGGAGACGGACTACGGGGTCGAAGAAATCGCCTGGGACGGCTTCCCGGTCGATCTCGACGAATGGCTCACGCAGATCACGATCTGGGAGCCGCGGGCGACGATCGAAACGCAGGACCAGCTTGAAGGGCTGCTCGAGCGGCTGACGATCGACGTGGGGCTGAAACAGCAGTCATGACCAGCTTCATCGAGCTCCCCCTCATCCTCCAGAACGCCCAGCTGAAGGCCGAATGCTACGCGAAGATGGAAGAACAGTTCCCGGGCTGGCGACCCGATCCGGGCAACCCGGAGAAATGGTTCATCGACGCGATGATCGACCGGCTGACGGTGCCGCTCTCCCAGCTGGCCGCCGATGTCGCCGCCGAACTCTTCAACCAGTACGGCCAGCAGATCGTCAAGGTGATGCCGATCGAAGCGACCCCGGCGAAGGTCGCGTCGACCTGGCGGGTCAAGGACAAAGCGGGCTACGAAATCCCGGCCGGGACGCAGGTGTTGGTCCCGACCAGCGGCAACACCGCCGAAGGGTTCCGCGTCGTCAACACGGTCGTCGTGCCGAAAGAATCGGAAGCGACCGAAGCCGGCCAGGTGCTCCTAGAAGCCCTCGAACCGGGCTCGGCCGCAAACCATCTCTCCGGCGAAGCGCGCCTGGAATCGACGCTCGAACTCCTCGCCCCCGAAGAAGGAATCACGCTGGTCGGGGAAACCGAGGGCGGCGAAGACGCCGAGGAACCGGAAGCGTTCCTCTCCCGCCTGGCCGAAACGATGGAAACGCTGGCGCCGCGGCCGATCATCCCCCGCGACGCGGCGATCCTCGCCCGCAACATCCCCGGCGTCCACCGCTCCGTGGCGCTGGACATGTTCAACCCCGAAATCGACAATCCCAACGAACCGGCGACGTGGCTGAGCGAACGCACCCTGTCGGTCGTCGTCTGCGACGTGGCGGGGGAACCCTGCACGGAAGCGGTCAAACTCGCGGTCGAAGAAGACCTCCAGAGCAAGCGCGAGGTCAACTTCATCTTCTTCGTGCTCGACCCGACGTACACCGTGATCAAGGTGAAGTGGTCGGTGGTCCCGCTCCCCGGCTACGACAAAGCCGCGGTCAACGAAACGCTCAGTGCCGCGTTCCTCGCCGCCCTCTCCCCGGCGAACTTCGGTTCCGACCCGACCACCGACGAACGTTCCTGGCTGCGCCGCGAAAAACTCTTCTACCAAGACCTGATCACGGTCGGGAACAACCAGCAGGGCGTCGACCACTTCACCGAACTGAAAATCGGCAAAGAAGGCGGCGCCTACGGGGAAGCGGACATCGCCCTGACGGGTCCCGCCGCCCTGACGCGCGCCGGCAAACTCGAACCGGCGGCCTAGCCGTGCCCGCGCCCGAAGCCTCGCCGGCGGCGCTCGAGCTCTACGAAGCGCTCGACCCGGCGCTGACGAGGCCCGACCCCGACTTCGACTACGCCTGCCTCAAAACCTGCATCGCCCTCACCACGGGCAACATCGACCTGATCCACGAAATCGTCTCGGACACGCCGCAGGCGCCGGGCTGGCAGATCCTTCTCGACCCCCAGCGCTGCCCGGCCGTCTGCCTCCCGTTCCTGGGGCAGTTCGTCGGCGCGCACCTGAAGCCCGACATGACCGAGGAACAGATGAGGACCGCGATCAGCGACCCCGAGGTCTTCGGTCGCGGCTCGCCGGAGGCGATCGTCTCGGTCGCCAAGCGCAGGCTCGAAGGCACCAAGACGGTCACGTTGATCGAGCGCTACACGGGCCTCGCCTACCGGATGAAAATCGTCACCCTGGAATCGGAGACGCCGGACCCCGCCGCCACGCTCGCCGACATCCTCGAAGAGCAGAAGCCGATGGGTATCCGCCTCTTCTTCAACGCCGCGCCCGACTGGACCTGGGAAGAGCTCATGGAAGAGAAAGCGACGTGGGATGACGTCGTGGCCGACTTCCCCACCTGGGATTCCGTCGTCACTCGCGAACTCTAAGCCCGTCTGAGCACCGCGAGGGCGCCCGGGGGCAGAACCACCCGGAGCACGAAAAAGCCCCCGACGCGCGATCCTGCGGCGCGTCGGGGGCCTGTACGGCGCGGTGCTAGGACTTGTCGCCCTGGCCCTCGCCGGAACCGCCCTCGCCGGAGTCGCCGGTCGACGTACCGGCACCGGCACCCGTGCCGTCGCCCGCGCCCGCGCCCTCCGTGAGATCGCCCGCGGCGGGCTCGCCGTCGCCGCTCGCGGCCGCCTCGCCGGCGCCGGGGGCGTCGTCGGTCCCGGTCACGCCGCTACCGGCGGCCGGCTCACCCGCGGGCGTGCTGCCCTCCGGGGTCCCGGTCCCGGCCGGGGTACCGCCCGCCGGGGGCGCCGGGTCGGCCGGTTCCGCGGCCGTCTCGACGGCGGCTTCGATCGCGATCTCCGGGGTCGGCTGCGCGAGCCCCAGGTCGATCGTCCCGATCTGACCGGCCTCGAGCGCCGCCGACCGGATCGTCTCGCCCGACTGCTCGTTGACGACCGCGATGTCCGTCGCCGACGTCTCCTCGTTGTACTGCACGGTGATCTTCACCAACTGCTCCCTTCACTGGGGGGTTGAACTTTCGCGCCGAGCCTAGCGGCGCGTCAGGCGGCGAGGGGGCGAGTCGGAATCGCCACCATCGCGCGGGCGGCCCGGTCGCCAGCTTCGAGCCGGTCGGTCGCCCGGGCGAGCCGCTGGGCCCGCTCCATCGGCGTCGGGTCGCGGCCCTCGAACAGCGCGCGGAAGATCGGCTTGTCCTCTTCGAGCAGCTGCCGATCTTCGCGGAGGCTGGCGGCTTGGAACGGGTCGATCTCGCCGCCCGCCTGGCTGGGCTGCAACCGGCTCATCGCGGCGTTCCATGCGTCGTCGAACGTCCAGCCGCGGTCGCGGGCCCCCTGGAGGGTCAGCCGGGTCAGGTGGGCGGCGTTGTCGACGGGGAGTGCCAGGGGCCCGGCGCCGGCGGAAGTCAGGTCCGCCATCAGGCTTTCCCACGGCACCTCGTCGTCGAACAGGTCCACGAATCGGAAAGATAGCCGCAAAGGGGGCGGATTTGCCACTTATGCTCGACATCATGCAGGGCACTCGGGAGCCGTGAGAATGGTCCTTGTGAACGACAAGGGCAGGGCAGAGGAAGCGTGGACGTGGCTTTGCCGCGCCCTGGCGGTGGTCGGCTTCGGTTTCCTGCTCGCGACGACCGGATTCCAAGCGCCGATGGGGGCTTACCTACTATTGCTAGGTTTGTTCTTCGGACCCGAGGTTATCCGGGGGCAGCTGAATATCAACAGCCGGTCGAGGAATGACGAGGATGAGCCCAAATAGGCGCCACGCCCACCCGCTCGCCGGGAATCGGCTAGTCACTCTCTACGTCACGTTCGTCGTGCTCTTGGCGATACTGGCGACGCTTCTACAGCACGGATGATGGCGCGCAAGCGCAAGGTCGAGCGGTTCTGGGCGCGCTACGCGGGCTCGGTCGCCTTCATCGCGATCATCATCGTCGGCTGCATCGGGTTCGCCCGCATCGAAAACGCGCGCTATGAAAGCTGCGTCGGCGGCAACCTCCTCCGCGAAGGGCTGCGCCAGGCCGAAGAGCAGAACATCGCCACCACCGAAGCGCTGACGCCCGACCTTCTGCCGGGGCTCACGGTCGAAGAGTTCAACCTCCTCAAGCGCGAAAGCGTCGAACGCGCCGAAGAACACATCGCCAAAAACTTCGCCGACCGGCCCTGCGGGACCAAGATCAGCCTGCCGCTCACCGGGGGCGCCGTCGTCATCGGCGGCAATTCGCTCGCGTTCGGCCCGTAGGGGTCGCCTGCCGCCGCTACCCTGCGGTCGTGGCCAAAAACGGCAGCGTCTCCGCCCCTCATCACCACCGCCGCCAGCTGAGCGAGGCGGCCGCCAAACGGCGACTGCGCGAGGCCCAGCACCGCGAGGAGTCGGCGCCGACGCGCCGCATCCGCAACGAGTGGAAGGGCATCGTTCGCAAGCGCGAGCATCAGCTGACCGAAGTGGTCCGGCGCCACCGCCGCGAAGAGCACCCCCACGTCGTCACCCACAAGCACCGTCCCGGCGGGCTGCACTTCACGGTCGAGGGCGGGACGCCGACCGAGCGCCTGCTCTACGCCTGCCGCTACGCGCACAAGACGGCGCGCCTGCACTACCTGGAGGGCGGCGACTACACCCACGGCTTCGCCCTCACCAACGTCCCGAGCGACATCGACCGCTCGGACTGTTCTTGGTGGTACTGCGAACTCTTCGCCGCCTGCGGCCTCCGCGATCCGCTCGAGGGCGACACGACCCGCTTCACCGGGTCGATCCTCGAAAAGGGGCGCCCGGTCAGCCGCCGCTACGCCGAAACCCACGTCGGGGTCGCCGTCGTCTTCGGCAGCGGGGTCGGCTTCCACGTCGGGATGAGCACCGGCACCGGCCCGAACATCTGGCAGCACGGCACGCCGACCTTCCGCAAGGGCACCTTCGACGAGTTCGGCCCGGGCGTCGAAGTCCGCTACCGCGCCTTCGACATGGTGGCGAAGTGAGCACACAGCGCCCGCTCGCCGGCGACCAGCGCGGCCAGGTCCACCCCGTCGAGTTCGACGCGAAGAAGGCCGGGCATAGCTGGTCGCGCCTCTGGGCCGCCCGGTTCGTCGCCAAGTGGGAGGGGTTCTCCCCCGACGCCGTGCTCGACGAAATCGCCTTCCCTCACGTCTGGACGATCGGGTTCGGCCACACGGGCGGCGTGCAGCCGGGCGAGGTCTGGACCCGCGAGCACGCCGAAAAAGTGCTCGAGCACGACATCGGCTGGGCCGCCGCCGCGCTCGCCCAGAAGGTCACGCACCGGCTGACCGTCCGCCAGCGGATGGCCCTGATCTCGTTCGTCTTCAACCTTGGCCCCGGAGTACTCGACGGCGAGTTCCTGCGGGCGATCAACACCGGCAAGCTGAAGCGCGCGGCCGACATGATGCTCGACTACGACCACGCGGGCGGCGTCGTCGTCGAGGGACTTCTCAACCGGCGCCGCGCCGAGCGGTGGATGATGATCCACCCGCTGCACCCACGTAACCCCCACCATCCCCCCAAACACAAGAAACGGAGCACGAAGTGACCAACCCTGAGTCCAACATCTCGCGCTGGGTGACGTTCCTGCTCGGCCCGCTGATCCTGCTCGCGTCGGCGTTCGTCGCCGCGAAGGCGAAACAGTGGTTCAACTACGACCTCAACCCGGCGGAAGCCGCGGCCTACTTCTTCGGCATCGTCGGCTCGGTCGGCGCGCTGATCTACAAGTGGCTGCACAACCGCGGCATCTACGAGGTCAGCAAAACCACCGGGCTCGACGAAACGCTGGTCAACCACATCGTCTCGACGGTCGAAGAAAGACTCCCCCAGGCGCCGTCCGCCCCGACCGCTCCCGCCGAGGGTGCCCCCGCGGCCGCCCACGCGCCCCCCGTCGCCGCGGCGGCCGCGCCGCCCGTCCCGCCGACCCCGGCAGCCACTCCCGTCGACGCACCGATCCCCGTACGGGACACCCCGCAGGCGTAGTCCTCTCCGGTCGACGGCGCGGTCCTCTAGGGTCGCGCCGTCAGACCAACCCCTCCAGAGAGGAACCCAGTGCTACACAGCGTCTCCCTTATCAACGAATCGTCGGTCGTCGAGGACGTCGAGGTCGCCGAGATCGCGAAGGCCCTCCAGGCCCAGGTCAACACCGACTTCGGCCCGATCTGGGGCACCAACGCCCAGATCAAGGCGGTGCCCTCGAAAACGAAACCGCCCGCCGGCACCTGGTGGCTGGTCCTGCTCGACGACATGGATCAGGCCGGCGCGCTCGGCTACCACGACCTCACGCCGGAACTGCTCCCGATCGGCAAGGTCGGCGCGAAAACCGACCTTGAATACGGCGCCAAGGTGTCCGTCACCTGCTCGCACGAGCTCTTGGAGATGCTGGGCGATCCGCTCATCAACCTCCTGGTCGAAGACCCGCGCCATCAGCGCGTCTACGCCTTCGAGAACTGCGACGCGGTGGAGGCCGACGAACTCGGCTACGTCAAGCTGGGGCAGACCGTCAGCGACTTCGTGCTGCCGGCCTACTTCAACGTCGACGAGGCCGGGAAGGGTCACGCCCTGTCGTTCCGCGGCAACGTGACCGAGCCGTTCGAGCTCGCCAAAGGCGGCTACCTGAGCTACCGCCCGGTCGGCGGCGCGGAATGGAAGCAGATCACCGACGCCGGCGAGATCGACCCCGACACCGCGGCGCCCGAACGGCAGCGCGCCGAGCGCTTCCCCGGCTTCCCCGAGGGCAGCCGTCGCGAGCGTCGTCTCCGCAAGTCGGCCGGCGAGCCGATGCAGGTGAGCACCGCGCACACTGCGTAGTCCCGTCCGCCGGGACACTTGACGGCCGGACAGGTTTTCAGCTATCTTCGGGGAGTGATCGTTTCCAACACTCCCCGGAGGTAGCCCTATGCGCGTCTCGCTCGCGGAGATCAACGCTCTCCGCAACATGGACCGGACCCAACTCGAAGATCGGGCCATCGAGGTCGGCGGTCTGATCGGCCGCGACTTCCCCACCAACGACTCCCTGCGCCTGGCGATCATCGACTGCATGATCGACCGCGTGACGCAGCTGGAGGTCGACCACATCGACACGGCCAGCAAAGTCGGCGCCGAGCACTTCGCCGAAGCCGTCCAGCTGCACGCCCTCTCGTCGGAGCTCGAGCGGAAGGCCGACGAGGAGGAGGAAGTCGACAACCACGACGGCGCCGTCAAGCTGCGCCGGAACGCCGACCGCGGCTTCACGGCCGCCCGCTCGGCCGCGGCGATCGGTCAGGCCGGGCTCACCGCCGCGGCGCTCGGCGCGATGGCCGACGTCCTCCAAGGCTTGGGGAAAACGCTCTGATGGCCGGGGACCTCTACACGGTCACGATCAAGTACGAGCTTCGCCACACCCGCGGCGAGTTGGTCCCGTCCATCGAGGAGGTTCAAGCGGCGCTCGAAGGCGTGGCGCCGGTCGAACACGACGAGATCAGCGTCTCGGCGACGCAGGGGCAGCGCTTTGAAGGCTGCCGCGTCGCGGTCGACGAGGTTGAGGTTCAGGAGGCGAAGACGCGATGAGCGGCCAGAAGATCACCACCAAATTCGCGCTGGGGCAGCAGGTATGGAAGCTCAGCGAGGACCGCGGCGGGAACGCCTTCGAGTTGCCCTGCCGCTTCTGTCGGGGCCGCGGCAGCTTCACCGTGACGGGCGCCGGCGAGTCGACCGGGATCGTCGATTGCCCTGAATGTCGCGGCCACCGTCACGACGGCGTGGGCGGTGGGCTCGGTCGCCCGGCGACGATCCGCTTCGGCCGGGTGCCGCGCTGGCGCGCGACGGGGCCGCTGACGATCGGTTCGATCGAGGTCAAGGTCACTGACCGGGAGCGGGCTAACGCCGAGCACGGCAACCAGTGGGTGGACCGCGACGGCGAGCGCTATATGTGCTGGGAGACGGGCGTTGGCAGCGGCAGCGTCTACGGCGATTCGGTGGCGATCTTCGCCACCCAGCAGGAGGCCGAGGACGAGGCCGAGCGGAAGACCGAGGCGGCTCTAGCGGGTGACGGGTGGACGCCCAGCCACGAAGAATTGCGCGTGGCGACCAGCTTCCTAGACCACCGCGACGTGTACGAGCATGAGCCCGAGCACGTCGAAACGGCCGAGCGGATCATCGAAGCCTTCAACGCCGCACACGAGCGCCGCTAGATGCCCGGCGAAGGCAAACGCGCCCTGCTCTACCGCGAGAAGCGTGAAGACGCCGAGCGGTGGACCAGCTGGAAAGTCGCCGAGCTCGGCATCCCGTCGCTGCTCGCCAAGGCGCAGGATCGCCCCGATGAATACGAGGTCGAAGAGGTCGTCGCGATCGACTCTCTGCCGCAGGCCGCGATCGACGCGATCAGCGGCAAGGAGCCGGACGGCCTCAACGGCGTCGAGCATGTCGAAGTCGTCGCGATCCTGAACGCCGTGCTCGACGCGGCAGGCCCCGCGCTCCCCCGCGAGATCGCGGCGGGGGCCCGAGGCTGGCTGGAGACTCACCACCCGGCGCCGACCGCCTACATGGCCGCGATGCGGTCGATGGCCGAGGGCGCCTCAACCGAGGAAGGCAGCTGATGGCGACCTACGAACTCGTCGGCTTCAACACCGACGCCCGCTACCGCGACGACGTGCGCTGGCGGGAGTACACGACCAGCGCGAAACGGGCCGACGAATTCGGCCAGATCCGCAAGATTCAGTTCTCCGACTCCGGCCACGGGATCGTCTTTGAAGCCCGCGAGCTCCCGCCCGGGGCGCGGCGCAAGCCGGTCGTCCACGGCGTGACGTCGCACGTCCCCGGCGAACTGGTCCGAATCAAGCGCGAGATGAAGCTCCCGCAGGAGGTCCGCGACCTCCTCTACTGGGCGCGCGCCGTGGTCGGCCGCGCCGGCGCGCCGAGCGACGACGTGCTGGAGAACCACCCGCACGAGGTTCCCGGCGACCTCTACGACCGCTTCTACGCCGCGGTGCGGAAGCTTGGCTGATGAAGATCAACCCGATCCCGAAGATCACTCCGTTCCCGGTCGGCCCTGAAGTCGACGGCGACCGCGTGGAGGTCGTCACGCTCGCCGAGCACGAGCACGTCGTCGACCACCTGCGCGAACAGCGGGACTCGCTCGACGGCGAGCTCGAGGCGGTGCGCCGACTTCTCGACGCGGCGCCGCAGGAAAGCGCGGTCGCCGCGGCGATGAAGGTCAAGCGTCAGCGCGAGTGGGAATCGGAGCGCATTCGGAACGCGCCGGTCGTGGAGGCGCCCGTCGACGGCGACGCCCAGCAGGAACGCAAGCGCGCCGAGAAGGCCGAAGGCATCCTGATCAGGCGGGCGATGGCCGTAGGCCCGGGTCCCTGGAATCTCGACAACCTCTCGGAGTGGACGGGGCTCGACCGCGACCGGACCGAGCAGGCGCTCGACCGGCTCGAAGACGAGGGCGTCGTCATGCCCGAAGTCGCCGGCCGCGATCGTCCTCACTGGCAGTTGGTGACCGACTGATGGGCGTGCTCGAGGAGATCGCCGCCGCCCACCCCGATCGCGCCAGCGAGAAGGCCCGGGACAAAGAGCGGGCCGAATTCGCGAAGCGGATGAAGGACGCCGCGCACCTGGCGGACGGTCGCCGCGGGGCGATGCGGGCGGCCAAGGAAATCACCGGCAAGGTGATCTTCCCCGGCCGCTGGGATGCCGAAGAGACGCGCGACCGGACCTACGGCTACGGCGTGCGGTGCTGGACGCGCTGGGAACGCCTGCGGCTGGTCTGCATGTACTTCGGGCCCAACGATCGCGGCTGGCCGACCTACCTGTTCACGGTCGAACACGCGGGGGAGTCGGCCAAGGTGACGTCGCAGGCCGACCTCGCCGCCGCACTTCGCCGCTGGGGGCTGGTCTGATGGTCAGCGTGACGCTCACCCAGATCGGCGAGTTCATGGCCGAGCTCGACCGCGACCTCACGCAGCTGGGGCGCCCGATCGTCCGCGTCTCGAAGGTCACCCGGCCGACGATGGGCTCGACCCTCACGGCCGTCTCGGTCGAAGCCGGCTACGTCGTGGCGGGCGAGGTCGTCAGGCTGCGGCTCTACGCCGGATCGCTCTGGGGCGTGGAGAACACCGACGCCGAGACGCAGGACCGCGCGACGGCGCTGCTCCGCGAGATCGAGGACGGCATCGCCGACCGCGGGTTGCAGGTGCGCGCCGGGCTCTATGACGAGATCGTCGAGGGCAGATCGTCGGGGGGGGGGGCTCGTAGATGAGCCTGATACCCGCAGGAGCACGCCTCGCCGTGGTCGACCCGCCAGCGGACCCGCCGACCGGCCTGATCCTGCCGCCGGGGGTTGAGGACTTGGAACGCGGGGTCGTCGTGGAGGTCGGCAGCGAGCCGGGCGTCTTCGCCAAGGGCGACGTGATCTTCTTCCCGACCGGGCGGTTCACGAAGGTCGGCGACGTGAAGATCGTCGCCGTCGACCATGTGCTCGCCTACGAGGACGACGGACGGTGAGCGCGCGGCCCAAACCGCGGCTCGCCGACGCCGACCTGGCCGTGATCCGCGCGGCGATCGTCTCGGCGACGTCGACGGCGGACGCGGACAAGATCGTCGACCGGCTCTGGGCGAAACTCGAAGGCGACATGCAGGACCGCATCAACGTCCTGATCGACGCCGCGCTCGGGACGGTCGAGTCGAAGGGCAAACGATGGGAGACGCTACGGCGGCCGCTCGAGCACCTGCGCGGGCGCGAGGTCGCGGCGACGTCGACCAAACAGCTAAAGGAGGGTCCCTGGCATGGGCGGTAAACGCGGTGAACGATCGACGGGCGGCAAGGCACCCACGGAGCGCGCGGCGGCCGAGCGCGAAGAGGAGGACTTCGCCGATCTCCTCGCCGCCCAGAAGGCGCCGGCGCAGCCGTCGAGCACTCTCTTGAAGCGGCCGCCCCAGCTGCCGCCGATGGTCAACATCAAGGACGGCGACGGTGGCTGAGCGCACCTGGCGGGACAACTACGCCGGGCCCGTCACGCAGCTGCGCCGCTGCGCCGAGCCTTGGTGGCGGCACACCTGCGAGGACGGCCACAGCTGGCAGGAGTGGGCGGACGGCACCGTCTCGCCCTCCTACGGGCTCGGCGGCACGCGGGAGACGTGGCCGGGCTACGACCCGCACACCTGCCCGGAGCCGGAGCGCTTCACCCGGCTCGACCTCAACGAGTTCGGCGCGACGGTCGCATGCTCCAGCTGCGGGGAGATCGCGGCGCCCGGCGACCTCATGCCGGGGCTGTCGTCGTCGCCCTACGACGCATGGGCCGAGGCGAAGGCGACCGGCCACGACCACACCGCGCCCGTCCCGGTCTGCCTCAAGCCGCCCGTGCGGACGCTGGAGTGGGTCGAAGTCCACACCCTGATCTACCGCGAGGGCAAGGGCAAGTTCGGCAAGTCGCCGGGCTGGACGCACGGCCTGGTCCCCATCGAGGAGATCGACGCCCTGCTCGGCGAGCCGGCGCCGGTCGGCCAGCAGTCGATCTTCTCGGACGCCGAGCGCGAGAAGGCGCTCGCGATGCTGAAGGCGCAGCGATGAGGCGGCGACGTCGCCAGCCGCTCGGCACCGGCTACGCGATCCTGCGCGACGACGGCACCTGGTACGCCGCCGGCGACTCCGTGAAGACGTTCTGGCGCGACCGCGTGCGGGAGTCCGCGATCTTCGACGCCGAAGCCACGGCGGCCGAGATCATCGACCGCAAACTCACGACGATGCTGCCGCTCGCCACCTTCGAGATCGTCCCCGTCGACCGAGACGCGGTGTTCGGCCGTGGCTAGGGCGACGATCATCACCGTGACGGTCAAGGGCGGCAGCGACCGCCGGCAGATCGAACTCGCGACCTACCTGGCGCGGATCGCCCGGGCGGCCGCTGACGGGCTCTGGGAGGACGTCACGGTGGAGATCCCGGCGCTGAGCGACATGCGCCCGCGGATGGTCCAGCCGCGGAAGGCCGACCGTGGCTAGGGTCGGCAAACTCCGGCACCGCGACGGGCGCCTGGTCGTCGAAGGGATGACGGGCGAGATCATCGCCGAGGTCGAGCCCGACGACAACATGACGATCGACACCACGGGGCTGATCGCCGCCGAGCTCGCCAAGCGCTACAAGCTCGACGGTGCCGTCCCGCCGGGCTTCACCCTGGAGGGCGCGATCTCGGTCACCTGGTACCAAACGATCGACGACCCGGGCGGCTTTATCGACGCGAACGCGATCGACGTCGAGGCCCGCGAGGTCGAGGCACCGCGGCGGCCGGAGCTCGAGCAGTGACGCTCTTCTACCTCAGCTTCGTCGACGACACGGGCTGGCTCGGCGCCTGCTACATCGAGGCGCCGATCATCGAGCTCGCGCCGATCGCCGCCCACGCGCAGGGCTGCAACCCCGGCGGGGAGATCGCCATGTGGGACGTCGACTTCCTCGCCGCCGGGGTAGGCGACGAGTGGCGCAACCGGCTCTTGGACAAAGCCGACCTCCGGCGTATGGATCGCGTCTTCGGCGGCAAAGGGGAGACGGTCGGCGGCACGCCCGAGGATCTGACCGACTGGCTGAACGACGGCGAGGCGCCCCCGGAGGCGGTCGACGGTGGCTAAGCCGAAGGCGCCGCGGTGGCTGACGGAGGCATTCGCGGACGGCGTGGTCGACCTCGTGCGCCAGGACCACTTCGACCTCCTGCCCGACCGCCGCCCGCCCTGCTTCCTCAGCTACTTCGACCCCGACCGCCGCGGCTGCGAGGGCGAGTTTGAACGCTTCCACTTCATCGGGCGCCAGCGGGTCGAACACGCGCTGGGCGTGCTGATGCCGGCGGCCGGGGAACGGTGCCCTTGGTGCAGCGGCCGCGGGTGCGATCCGGGGAACGTCCTCGCCGACTGCCCGACCTGCGGCGGCAGCTGCGTCACAGCGCCGGTCGACTTCGACTCGACGCCCCTGATCCTCGTTGCCGCCTGGGACCCTCGCAACGGCGGGATCGGCTGCGAACAGCACCACCGCCGGTTCGACGACCACCAAGTCTCGCTGCCCCGGAACCGGATAGTTATCCCACTCTCGGCGCTGCCCGGCAGGGTGGTCGCCTTCGCGGGCGACTACGGCCTGGAGTCCGAGCTCGAGCGGAAATTCCGATGATCCGTCCGACCGGCGCCCCACCCTCCGCGCAGGTGATCCCCCTGCAAAGTGCGGTCAAGCCCAGAGCCGAAACGCCTGTCGTCGTCGCCCGCCACGGCGGCCGCTGCTCGGGCTGCCGCGGCGCGATCCGGCTCGACGAGGAGATTCAGCGCGTAGAACGCGGCTGGCACCACGTCGAGTGCATCCCGTGGGAAACCATCCCCTTCGCCCCCCGGCGCCGCGAGGACGTCGCGTGACGCCGCTCTGCCCCGTCTGCGGCAAGCCACTCGGGACCGGCGAGCCGATCGTCATGCTCGAGGACGACGACTACGGTTTCGTCCACGTCCACGAGCACTGCGCCGATCCCCACGACGCCGAGACGGCGATCTCCAACGGCAGCTACGACCCCGGAGAAGACTACCCGCACGGTGCGTACTAAAGGGTTGACGCTCGGCTAGGTTTTCAGTAGGGTCGAGCGATCCGTTTGTCGATCCTCTCCCCGACCGAATAGGAGTCCCGATGCCCGATCAACCCGCCTCGCCGGCGGTCGCCGAGGTCGTGCCCGCAGGCGCAGGCCCACAGGTCGACCCGCTGCTCCCGGCCGCCGAGGTCACCCTCCCGCCCGGCGTCCAGCCGTCCCGCAACTACCTCGCCGCGGTCGAGCTCGGGCACGTCCTGGCGGCCTCGAACTACTACCGCGACGCGACCGACCCCGCGCAGGCGGCCGTCAAGGTGATGATCGGGATGGACCTGGGAGTCTCGCCCACCGCGGCGATTCAGGGCATCCACACGATGGAGGAAAACGGCAAGGTCATCTTCCTGACCGAAACCAAGCTGCTCGCCGCCGTGGTCAAAGGGCGCCCCGACGTCGAATACAAGATCGTCAAACGCGAACCCGAGTTCTTTGAAGCGGAATTCCTGCGGCGCAACGCCGAGGGCGAGTGGGAGGCCGAGGGGCCGAACATCAGCTGGACCCTCGAGCACGCACGCAAAGTCGTCAAAGGGTTCGACAAAAAGCCGACGTGGAAGTTCAACGGAATCGTGATGCTCGGCTGGCGCGTGCTCTCGGAGGGGTTCCGGCTCTACTTCCCCGACGTCCTCGCCGGTCAGCCGATCTACACGCTGGAGGAGTTCGACGCCGACGCCGACGACATGCGGCTGAAGGAGGCGATGGCGCCGGCCAAACCCGTCCCGCTGAACGACGCGAAGGCCGAGAATCTGCGCGAGGAAGCGCGGAAGGTCTACGACGAACTGAAGGCGATCAACCCCGACCGCCTGGTCGCCGGTCGCTTCGCCCAGATGGTCGCCAGCGCCGAGCACTCGCACGCCCGGCTCGAAACGGTCGTCGGCTCGCTGGTCGACCTCCGCGACACGGAGAAGACGATCGCCGAGCGCAGCGCCGAGCTCGAGGAGTTGGTCGGCGAGAAAGAGGCCAAGCCGACGATCGAACGCGCCGAGCGCCGCGGCAGCAACCGCGACCGGATCGCCGTGCTCGACAAGGCCATCGCCGAGGTCAAGGCCAAGGAAGAGAAACCGGCGGACGGCGAGGCGCCCGAGGCCCCGGCCGAGGCGCCCGTCGACGGCGACGCTCCCGCCGATGCCTAGCCCGGCCGAAGAACACCGCCGCCGGGTGACGATGCAGCGGGCGTCGGAAATCAAGCCGCGCCACTACAAGCCGCCGGCGAAGCAGCCGAAGGGCAACCGCACCTTCGCGCGGAAGGGGCCGGTGCGGCGTGTCTGATTCCGATCTCGGCAACGTCGGCGTGCAGCGGGAGGTCCACAGCTACGAGCGCGTCCAGGCGTTCGACGCGCCCGATCCGACGTGGGTGGCGATCCTCAGCTGCGGCCACGAGGCCAAGCTGACCGCCGAACCGACCCACATCGGCCGGGCCCGCGGCGGCCGCTACATGGACTGCCCCGCCTGCACGGCGCTCTCGAAGGCGCAGTCATGAGCGTGCGCCTGGAGACGGTCACGGCGACGATGAGCTACCACACGACGGCGATCGTCGACGGCGACCGGGACCGCAAGCGCGTGGAGGTCCAGATCCCGACGACCTATTCCTGGCGGGCCACGGACGGCGACCGGATTCTCTTCGTCGGCCAGCAGGCGTTCTACACCCGCGAGGAGGCCGAGGACGACTGCCGCGAGGTCATGCTCGACGTGCTCGACCTCGAAGTCGTCAACGTGGAGACGGGACCATGAGCGACCCGACGCCGCAGGAGCGGGCCCGCGACGCGATCTACGAGGGCATCGCGGCTCAGGCGGCCCAGCGCGACCCCGACGTCCTCAAGGAACTCGCCGAGGCGTACGCGAAGGTCACCTGGGGCGCTCAGGGCGCCTATTCGTACGAGGCCGACTACCACCACACCGAGCACGGCGGCGAGCCGCGCCCGAGGCCGGAGGCTGGTTTCCGTGGCTGATCTCACCGTGCGTCCCGAATGGCGCAACCTGCCGCCCGTCACCGAGGCCGAACAGCCGGTCGTCGGCGAGGGCTGGCAGCCGTCGCAGACGTTCCTCAAGCACCACGACCGTTGCGACCGCGCCGCCATGCTCTATCTGATCCACGGGGGCGGCGCCGGGTCCCACCCGCTGAACCGCGGGGCGATCTGGCACGACGTCGCCGCGCGCCTCACCCAGCACGCGATCAGCCAGCCGGACGGCGGCGAGCCGAAGGTGCAGAGCGTCGAGATCGGCAAGGAATTCCTGCTCGACTACCTGCGGGAAAACCCCCACCTGCAAGTCTCGGCGGTCGAGCGCGACGCCCTCCGCTACATGATCGCCAACTTCTGCATGGGCGAGGTCTGGGACCCGGGCAAGATCGTCGCCCTGGAGACGACGGTGACGCTCCAGATCGGGCGCTGGACGATCATCTGCCGGATCGACCGCGCCGAAACCATCGGGCCGGGCTTCCTCGAAGTCGTCGACTACAAGACGTCGTTCTCGCTCGAAGACGGCGAGGAATTCAAGGGCGAGTCCTACGACGAAAACGGCGAGCCGCGCTTCGCCGGGAACTTTCAGACGATGCTCTACGCCCTGGCGCTCGCCGAGGGACTGCTCGACGACGGCCTGCCGCTCGGCGAAGACTTCGACCGCTTCAAGCTGCGGCTCGCCTACCCGCGCTACCTGCGCGACCGCGACACGCTCCCGCGCCTCGCCGCCCGCGAAGTGGTCGTCACCCGCAAGCAGCTGCTCGACTTCAGGATCGACATCGAACTCCAGTTGGAACGCCTGGAGGCGGTCAACTTCGGCGAACGCCGCTGGCAGCCGACGCCGGGCTCCCACTGCGCGGAGTGCCCGGCCGAGTACGCCTGCCCGCTGCCGCGCATCCTGCGGCCCGAGAGCCAGCACGCGAACCTCACGTCGATCGACGATCTCGAAAAGGCCGCGGCCGCCTGGTACTTCATGTCGCGCCGCAACGAAAACCTCAAGCGCCGGCTGAAGAAGGGCGCCGAACGGATCGGCGATCTCGACCCGGGCGCGCTGGAGATCGGCGACGAGGACGGCAACAAAGGCGTGCGGATCGGGAACGACCTGGCGCTGCTCTTCTTGGCGAAGGAATCGAAAACGATCCCCGACAAGGAAGAACTCGAACGCGCCGTCACCCAGGCGGTGGAGTACGGCGAGAAGTTCGACATGGCCGAGCACATCCGCGTCTCGGAATCGACCGAATTTGCCAAACGAAAGGTGCCCCCCAGGCGCCAGAACGGAGGATCGAAGTGAGCGACGACGCAGGGACCATGAAGGCCGAGGTCGATCTCGGTCGCATCTTCGCCGACAGCGACTTCGGCGAGACGATCGCCGACCGGATCATCGACGCGGCGGCTGACCTCCTGGTCCGCGAAGCGGGCGTCAAGGTCACGGAGGGGCTGGCGGGGGAGATCACCAAGGCCCGCGAGCGGGTGATCGACGAGAAGCTGGAGGCGATCATCACCGAGGCGCTGACGAAGCCGATCAAACGCACCGACCAGTTCGGCCAGGACCGCGGCGGCGAGCCGGTCACGCTCAACGAGCTCGTGGTCAAACGCTTCGAGCAGTACCTCCAGCGGGCGGTCAAACCCGACGTGGGCGGCCGACCCAGCTACGGCGGCAACCCGACCGTGCTGGAGAAGATGATCGACGACGCGATCGGGCGGCAGTTCACGGGCGAGATCAAGAAGGCGGTCGACGAGGCCACCGAGCAGGCGCGCGCCGCGGTCCAGACGTCGGCGGCCGAGATCCTGGCCGAGACGATCCGGCGGTCGGGGGCGCGCCTCTGATGGCCGAGCAGACCAGCGGCTACAACTACCGGGTACTCGCGCTCGCCGCGCCGGGGACGATCGGCGAGTCGGACTTCCCCGGCATCTACGACCTTGGCTGGCACCGCGGCCGCACGCCCACCGCGGCGGTCGAGGCGGCCTGCGAGGCGAACGGGCTTCCCGAGACGGCGACCGGCACGGTGGTCGCCGTCGCCGAGCGCCAGTGGAACGAACGGCAGGCCAAGAAACAGATGGTCCCGATCTGGGAGATCGTCGAGGTCACCGAGGAGAACGGCGCCGCGGCGGACCCGCGCGTCCCCCCGGCCGCCGGCGACGACCTGGCGGACGGGCTCGACCCCGAGCGCGGCTGCGAGTGGACGGAAGACGGGCTGACGTGCGAGCACCTGCCTGGCGACCACGGCGAGCACGGGCTCGGCATGTGCCGGGTCGAGAACTGCCCCTGCGGCGGCTACGAACCGAAGCCGTGATCGACGTCAACGACTGGCTCCGCGAGGAGTTGATCCGGCGCGCCGAGGCGGAGGACCCCGAGGAGTGCTGCGGGTTGATCTCGCGCACCCGCAAGGGGCTCGCGCTCTGGGGCGCCACCAACGTCGCCAAGGACCCGACCGCCGGGTTCGAGATCGCGCCCGGGTCGCTACTCGCGATCATCACCGAGATCGGCAACCAGGGCCAGGAGTTGGTCGGCGTCTACCACTCGCACCCGCACGGGCCGGTCACGCCGTCGACGGAGGACATCCTCCTCGCCGGGAACTGGCCCGGCCTGACGTGGGTGATCGCCGGCCGCTCGGTCTGCGGCGGCTGCAAAGGCGAGGGCGAGGTCGCCGGGCCCCGGGCGGAGGGCGCGCCCGCGGCCGCCACGGTGAAGTGCGACGGCTGCGACGGCGCCGGGACCGTCCCCGACGTCTGGGCCGGAGTACTCGCGTGAGCACGCCGCACGAACGCCTGGTCGTCCTGATCGCCTGCGAAAAGCTGGAGATCGGCGAAGCCTACGGCTGGACGATTGAGCGCGTCGCCAGCCACTACCTCTACAGGGTGGCGATCCCGAACCAGCCGATCGTCGACGTCACCGACGCCGAGATTCACGAACGGAGGCCCCAGTGATCTTCAAGCCCGAGCTCGCCGCCGCCATCGTGCTCGGCGAGAAGACCGCGACCCGGCGGATCGCCGTCGAGAATCCGCGCGCCATGTGGCGGCTCGAGCGCCCGTGGCGCTACGAACCCGGCAAACGCTTCGCGGTGCAGCCGGGCCGGGGCAAGGACGGAATCGCGATGGCGATCGTCACCAACCGGCGTATGGACCCGCTGAGCGCCGTCACGAGCCGCGACGCGCGCTGCGAGGGCTTCCCGACCCGAGACGCCTTCGTCGCCGCGTGGCGCGCCATCAACGGCTCCTACGACCCCGATCAGCGGGTACACGTCGTCGAATTCGAGCTCGACGGTCCCTACTGCGCCGGATGCGACGGCTGCGGTTGGTGCGAGGGGTCGCCCGCGTTCAGCTGCACCGACTGTCGCGGCACCGGCCGCGAACTCTCTGCGGGCGCCCTGGCGGTGCTCGCCGAGGTCCGACCGGACGACTAGCTTTCGGCCATGCCGCGGCGCAACCGCAATGCCCTTGAGATCAGGCGCCGGCACACGCGCACGGGCAGCGGTTGGATGAGCGTCAACAAAGGCAAGGGGTCGAAGAAGAAGCGCGAAAAGCGCACCGACGCCGCCCCGCTGACGCCCGGCGTGATGCACTCCAAGACGCGCCTCCGCTAGTCTCGGCGCCGCCGTATGCGTAGGCGCGGATCGCGGCCCCTGATCCGAACCTCGCTCGACCGGGGGTGAGTTCGGTAAGCCCCCAAATGGGCGGGAGGGACGTGCAGCGCTGATTCCCGCGGCTAGGGACCGTCGCCCGCGATGCCCGTCGTGACCTCTCCGGGCGGCGGTTCCCGATCAGGCCGCGACCAGCTGCTCTTGGCCGACCGGCGGCGGCGAGGAGATCCCCGCCTCCTCCACGGTCGCGTAGAGCATCCGGCCGACGCGGATCAGCGCCCGCGGCTCCCGCCACGATTCGCCCTCGAGCACCTGCGCCTCCGGGTCGCAGTAGTGCTTCCGGTCATGGCCGTCGACCACCCGTTTGTCGTCGGCCCAGACGCCGGCGGCGGTCAGCGCGTCCTCAATCGCGCGCCGGAGCTTGCCGGAGTCGTGGGTGTCGGTGACGTCAGGGTGCGCCGGCGCCGCGGGACGGAGCAGGTGCGCGAACTGACCCGTGCGGTAGTGACCGCCAGGCCGTGCCTCGAAGGCGTCGATGCAGACCCAGAGCGGCCCGTCGAGCGCGGGCTTGCCGCGCCAGGCGATCCCCGCCTCGCGCTCGACCATCGCCATCCACTCGGCGGTGCCCTTCGTCGCGTGCCGGTACTTCAGGATCAGGCGACCGTCCGCGTCGCGCGCCTCGCTGAAGCGTTTGCCGAGCGGTTCGGCCGTCTTCGACCCTGCGCCCTTCGGCTGGCCGTAGACCGTCATTCGGAGGAGTTCCGGGCCTCGTTTCATACCCGGAATCGTGGGTGCCAACTCGGACGGAACGGCTGCAAAACGACGGAAGGCGCCCATCGGCGCCATCCGGTCGGCGGCCTAGATTGGCCGCTGTGATCGTCTCCGCGGTCGATTCTACCCCAAGCAAAAGGAGATTCCAGTGACCCCAGGATCAGCAGTGGCAGAGCCGCCGACCTCGAGCGCCGCGAGCGAGGACGATCTCGCCCAGAAGCGCGCCGAAGCCGCGGGCGCCGAGCCCCAGGGCGAGCCGGCGGGCGAGGGCGTCGTCGAGCACGACGGCAACGGGAACGGCGGCGCGCCCACGGGCGACGGCGGCGGTTCCGGCGACGGGGACTTCCCCGGCGAGGATGAGGGCGAACAGGGTCCGCCCCCGATCGCCATCGAGGGCGACGGTCAGCTGAACCTCCAGGTCGGAGGCGCCAAGCCGGACAAGGCGAGCGTGAAGCTGCGCGGGGGGTCGATCGACATTCCCGCCGGCCAGCTGAAAAAGGGCGACGTCGTGAACCTGTTGGTCAAGGTCCGCGTCGCCGAGGTCCACCTGGTCGACAAGATCGACAACTCGACCGGCGAGATCACCCAGACGGAGCGGCGTCACGTCGCGAAGATCATGGGGGTCGAGAAGGTCGCGGTCTAGCCCCAAAACGAGAACGACCCCGGAGTGCGTCCGAGGCCGTCCCTACCTTGCCGTCTTGCGAATGATCGACTCAACGAGCATGACGTGACGATCGGCGGAACTTCCGACCTTTTCGTCGCACTGGAGAGCCAGCGCTAGGCCGCGACGCTCGGTAGCCCGAGCCCGGTCCCCGCCGCTGGCCGTCAACGCATACGCGGCATCGCGAGAGCAGCCACCTGAACGGCCCCCGATCGGCACCGGGGCGAGTCGGACATAGGCAGCGACGGTGAATGGAGGCGCAGTTGGGCCGGGCAGACAACCCCCGGAACCGGGCGCCAAGGGGGCCGTCGTGGTGGAGCGCGTTTGGAACTGCGTTAAGGGGTGGTCGGGCGGGAACTGCCCCGACCACGGAAAGAGCACAGGCGTTGGCTACGGAGACGGAACAGCAGCAACGATGGAAAGGATTTACGCATCAGCAACTTCAGGCGTTCGGCGCCAGGCACACCGCGCGGGGCGTCGAGGTTCCGTACTTCACGGCCAGGCGCAAGCTCTGGCGCACGAAGCTCTTCACGCGGAGCGGCGAGCCGCGTTCGCTGTGGCTCGGACCCAGCAAGGAACAGATCCCCTACGGGCTCTGGCGCTTCCCACGGGAGGGCGACGCCGTGGTGATCTGCGAGGGCGAGAGCGACACGATCGCGTTCGCGCTGGCCTTCCCGAAGGTGCCGGTGCTCGGCGTGCCGGGGTCCCAGTCGTGGAAGTCGGATTGGGTCCGGCTCTTCACCGGGTTCCGGCGCGTCTACCTCAGCTTCGACGGCGACCCCGCGGGCGACGGACGGCCGATGCCCGACAAGCGTTCGATCCCCTACTCCCAGTCGCTCACCGGCCGGGTCAAGGCCGACCTTCCGCACGCCCGGGCGCTGATGCTCCCCGACCACGCCGACACGCGGGACATCCTCCAGCTGCTCGGCATCGACGCCTACAAGGTGCTGATCGAAACCGCCGACCGCTGGTTCGAGTCGGAGCGGGCGACCGAGGCGGTCAACGAAGCCTTCCGCCGGCGCCGCGAGGTCGAGATCGCCTTCGAGGAGGCGAGTAGGTGAAAGGGCAGCAGAAGCTCCAGGAGCCCGACCGTCACCTGGCGGCGGTCCCCGACACGCCGGAGCCGCTGATGGTCGTGAACACCGAGACGGGCGAGCAGATCGCGCCGCTCGAGCACTACCGCCAGGAGGCCGAGGCCGAGTACAACGCGCTCCAGGGGAAATTCCGCGCCGCGCTCGCCGAGATCACGAAGCTGAAGCGTGACGCCGAGGCCGACGCCCGCGCGCACGAGCTCTACGCCGAGGCCGAGACGCTGCACTCATGGTGGCGGCTCGCCTGCGGTCACCCGGGCGTGACGTTCAAGGCCGACGACTTCTACGTCGTGCTGCCGCGGCTGAAGGAACGCGACGTCGGGCCGATCGGCGTGCTGAAGGCCATCTGCGGCGCCGCCTTCGACCCTGGCACCAAGGCGATGAAGAACGGTCGGCTCCAGGTCTTCAACGACTGGGAGTTGATCAACCGCTCGCAGTCGAAGTGGCGATCGTTCGCCGAGCGCGTCCCCGGCGATCCTGACGGACCCGAGTGGCGGCGCTGGCTGGTCCGGCACATCGAATCCCAGTTCGTCTAAACCTTGCCCCGCGTCGACCCTTCCGCTAGGGTCGACGGCGGATGAAGAACCCGACCAAACCCGGCACGCTGGTATCCCGACCCGAACTGCGGGCGGTGCTCGGCGTCTCGAAAGAGCGCGTCCGCCAGCTGGTCGACTCGCCCGACTTCCCGGCGCCGGTCGACGTGCTCGACGACGGCCGCACGCCGCTCTGGGACCGGGCCGAGATGCAGACCTACGCGGACGGCCGCAACACCGCCCACGGTCGACCATCCGTTGAGCAGGCGCTCGCTAAGACTTGACGCGCGGCAAGGTTTTAGCTACGCTTCTGGAGTGATCGTTTCTCCCAACTCCACGGAGGCCAGCATGGACCGCGAGTACCCCTTCATCCCGACCGACGACAGCACCTTCAACGTGCGCGTCGCGCCGGACTACTTCTCTGCCACCCTCTACATGCCGTGGGGCACCGGCCGCGACGATGCGAAATTGCTGGCGGCTGAGTTCCCGAAGGCCCACCGGGTCAAGGCGTCGACCCTCTCGGCGTCGCGGGCCGTCTGCGGCACGGTCGGAATCGAGGTCGACCTCCGCCCGAGCAAGGGCAAGGGCTCCCGCAACGAGACGGGCGAGGCCCGCATCCGCAACTTCGTGAAGAAGGCCCGCGCGCTCGGCTACCGCTTCGAGCTCCAGGTGATGGGCGGCACGCGGTGGATCAACGGCACGCCGGTCGCCAACACCGAAGAGCGGCAGATCGAGCTCGCCGAGAAGTGGCTCGGCACCCACGCGACCGGCGGCGGTTTCATCGCCTACAACTCCGAGCGGGAGCGCGCGGCCGCATGAACTGGACCACGCTGATCCGCCTCCCGCAGCCGGAGGAATTCGAGCCGGGCGCGAAGCGGCGCGCGGCTCTCGTCCACGCCGCGGTCGAAGGCGACACGCTCTCCCTCTGCAACGGCGTCGACCTCACCGATGGCGAGTGGATCGACCAGGGCGAGCACCCGGAGAACGTCGCCGGGCTCGACAGCTGCTCGATTTGCTGGTCGGTCCTCGAGCGGCGCCAGCGCGAAGAGCGCGGGCTGCCGGCGATCCCGTCCCAGCGACTCAACTGGCGCCGCGGCGCGGTGACGGCATGACGACCGAAGAGCGGCTGGTCTGCCGCACGATGGGCGCCAACCTTCACCTGACGCGCCCCGAATACGAAGCGCTGCTGGCGCACCTGCGCGAAGGCAGCGACGTCCTCCAGCGTCGGGTCGAAGTCCTGCTCGCGCCCACGGCCGAGACGCCGGCGCCGGACGGCGAGTACTTCATCCACCACGCCCGCGGCGGCCGGGGCGAAAAGGCGTTCGGTTGGTGGATCACCATCGGCGGCCGGCTCTTCGGTCCCTACGATCTGCCCGAACCCGAGGCGATCGAGGCGGCGCACGCCGCGGCGGCGGCAGGCTGATGTTCTACTTCAAGATCACGACGACGAAGCGCTGGCGCCGCGGCGAGAAGGAAACGATCACCCGGCATGTTGAGGTCCGCGAGTTCGTGCGGCGCCCCGACCTGGGCGAGTACGTCGTCTCCCAGACCCACGACAACCCGGAGAAGATCGTTGTGGAGAAGATGACCCAGAAGGACTACAAGGCCGCGGTTGCGGCGAGGAAACGATGAGCCGCGACGGTGCCCCCGACTTCAGCGACGATCCGCGCCGCTTCGCCGGCCTCGAGCAGCGGCGCCGCGAGCGCGGCCTGCCGACCGGGCGCATCACGCGCTCGCAGGCGATCGGTGACTCCCTCGTCGACCAGGGCTGGACTGCCGAGCCCGGCGACGAGCCCGGCGAGACGATCTTCCGGCCGCCGCCCGGGGAGCGATTCTGATGGCGGTCACGACGAAGCAGCTGCGCGCGGACCTCGCCGGCGCCCGGGGCGACCTGGGCGCGATGGAATCCGACAACGCCGGGCGCGAACGCCGCGGCCGCCAGGCGGCGCACGATGCGGCGCGGCTGGGTATGAAGCTCGAGCAAATCCGTGATCTCGAAGAGCGCCTGCGGGCGAGAGGAGTAGACCCCCAAGATGGCTGACGCCTCGAAAATCAGCTGGACCGACCACACCTTCAACCCGTGGATGGGCTGCCAGCGCGTCTCGCAGGGCTGCGTCCATTGCTACGCCGAGACGCTGATCACCCAGCGCCAGGGCAAGGACTTGTGGGGCTCGAAGGACAAACGGGCCCGGACCAGCGACGCGCTCTGGAAACGCCCGTTCAAATGGAACCGCGAAAGCAAAGCCGACGTCGACGGCGGCGGCCGCGTCCACCGCGTCTTCTGCGCCTCGCTCGCCGACGTCTTCGAGGACGCGCCCGTTCCCAACGCCTGCCGCCCCGACGTCTTCGACGTGATCCGGCGGACGCCCTGGCTCGACTACCAGCTGCTCACCAAGCGGCCGGAGAACATCGCCGCGATGCTGCCCGACGACTGGGGCCGCGGCTGGCCGAACGTGTGGCTGGGGACGTCCATCGAGGACCGCCGCGTCGTCGACCGCGCCGTCGTGCTCGGCGAGGTCCCGGCCTTCCGGCGCTTCATCAGCTACGAGCCCGCGATCGGCCCGATCATGTGCGAGTGCCACAGCGTCGCGTTCGAGCCCGACTCCTCCATCCCCGAGGTCACCTACTCCTGGCTCGACGACTACACCGGCCCCGATCTCACCTGGTATAACGGCGACGGCGATCTCGCCTTCGACTGGCTGATCGCTGGCGGCGAGTCGGGCTCGGAACGCCGCGAGATGGAGCTCGGCTGGGCCGACGACGTGCGCCACCAGTGCGAAAAGGAGGGCGTCGCCTTCTTCTTCAAGCAGATCAGCGCCTTCCGCCCCGGCCAGGGCGAGGACGCGCTCGGCGAGGTCCACCACAACTTTCCCGCCAGCTGGGACCGGAGCGGCCTAGACGCCCACCCGGTCTACGCCGACAACGACGGCCTGCTGGCGACCCCCGTAAAACCAAACCAAGGAGGATCACAGTGAAGTTCAACCGCATACTCTCGGCGCTGATCGCGCTCGCCGCGATCGGCATGATCGTCGGCGGCGTCGCTCAGGCGCAGGCCAAGCCGATCCACTGCCCGAAGGGCAAGCACCGCAACGGCCGCAAATGCGTCAAGAACCACGTCGTGCGAGGCCCGCAGGGCGAAGCCGGGGCGCAAGGGCCGTCCGGCTCGAACGGCACCAACGGCTCGAACGGCACCGGCACGAAGGGCGAAACCGGCACGCCGGGGTCGACCGGCGCGACCGGACCCGCCGGCGAAAGCGTCACCGGCCCGGCAGGCCCGGGCGGCGCGACTGGTCCTACCGGACCCACGGGCCCAACGGGACCGACCGGCCCGCAGGGACCGCCGGCGCCGACCAACCCGGTCGCGTTCAGCAACATCACCCCGGAATCGCGGATCGACAACACGCCGTCGCTCGGCTACGCGGCGACGGGCACCACGGAGTTCGGCTCGCAGATCGCCTTCGACCGTGAAGGCGGCGTCACCGACCCGGAAGTCGAAGTGCTCATGTCGGTTTGGACCTGCGAAACCGGGGAATGGAACGTGGGATGCGTCACCGTCGACCCGACCGCAACGTTCGCCGCGCCCCTGACGCTCAACGTGTACGCGGTTGGCTCCGAAAACTCGGTGGGCGCCCTGCTCGCCACCCAGACGGAGACGTTCAACCTGCACTACCGGCCGAGCGCCGACCCGACGTGCGGCTCCCCGACGCAGTTCAAGGCCGCTGACGGGCACTGCCAGAACGGCTCGCCGCAGTCGGTCACGTTCGACGGCATCACGGGCGCGCTACCGCACCGCGTGATCGTCTCGGTCGCGTTCACCCCGAGCGGCCCGACCGACTCGCTGAACGTGGGCGTTGAGGGTCCGGCGTCGATCGGCTCCAACCCGCTCGAAGGGCGCGAAGGCGTCTACTGGGACAGCGCCTGGTTCGGCACTCCCGGCCCGTTCGGGCTCGAACAGGAAACGGGCGAATGGGCGCCCGGCGAATCGCAGATCGCGGCTCGGCTGATCGAATAGGCTCCCGGCGCCGCCGGCCGATTCCCCAGAGACGGCCGGCGGCGTCAGCCTTCATCCATGAGCCAGCAACAGCACGTCGAGTTCCACCGCAAGGTGCAGATGCGGCGCCACCTTCTTCGGCGCTGGGAGCTACCGAACCCGGCCGCCTACGTCCCCTTCATCGGCGACGGCGACCTGGCGCTCGAGCTCTACCCGAGCCTCCTCGTCTACGGCGCCGACCTCAGCGACGATCGCGTCGCCACGGCGCGCGAGCGGATGCCGGCGGCGAAGCTGGTCACCGCCGACTGCAACGTCTTCCCCTTCGCCCACTGGCACACGCTCCCGCAGTTCGCGCTCGGCGACTTCGACGCCTACTCGGAGCCCTACACCGCGTTCCGCTCGTTCTGGGCCAGAGCGCCGCTCGCCGACCGCCTGATGCTCTTCTTCACGGACGGCCAGCGGCAGACGATGATGCGCGGCAAGTTCGGCACCGCGGGCTACTGGGTCGAGCCCAGCGGCGCGATCCGCGAAGAGGAGGATCACACGCTCCGCTCGGCGACGTTCAACTCCTACTTCTCGAAGTCCATCTGGCCGTGGTTCGAGGAGTTCGTCGCGCCCTGGCGCATCGTCGATCGCTTCCGCTACCTTCGCGGGTGGATGCTCTACTGGGGCGCAGTGATCGAACGTGGGTAGCCCGGCGCTGAACTTCGCCGGCTGCGACGCCTGCCGGGGCTCGACCACGATGGTCGGCGTCGAGTGCGGGGGCTGCGCGCACCACTTCCACATCGGCCGCCAGCTGCTCGGCGAGAAGGAAGCGATCCACTGCCCGCGTTGCGAGACGACCGAAACGGCGCGGGACATCGGCGGCGAGCCCACCAAGGCCGTCGACGAGATGAGCGAAATGGAGATCATCGACGCGGTTTGCACCGACGTCGAGCCCGCGGTCGCGAAGGCCGTCCGCCACGTCGCCAAGACGCGCCGCAGCCGCGATCCGAACTTCTGGGCCAACGTCATGCTGCGCGAGATGTGGTTTATCGACCACGGCTCCTATGACGGCTGGGATGCCAGCTGCCGCGCCGGGGGAATCGACCCGCTCCAGTTCGCAGCCGTCCCGACGTGACGTTCGAGGCCACCACGCGCACGGCGTTCCTCGAGCACCTGCGCTCGGGGATGCGACCCGGCGCCGCGGCGTTCGTCCTCAAGGTGCCGCGCTCGGTCGTCGACGGCTACCTCGCCGAGCACCCCGACTTCGCCCTGGAGGTCCGCGACGCCGAAGCCACCGCGACCGAGCACGTCGAGGAGGCGATCTACCAGGCGGCCGTCTCCGGCAACGTCCAGGCGGCGCGGCTGTGGTTCGCGATCCGCGGGCGCGGCACCCGTCGACCGACCGCGGCGCCGAGCGGTGATGACGGTGGGCCCGAGGGCGACGAAGACGAGTTGGAAGCGGCGATGCGGGGAATCGAGCCCTGACCGGCGAGGACTGGACCGAGCTCACCGAGATCGTCGTCGCCTGGCTGTGGGCGATCGTCGTGCTCGAGCTTCTGCTGATCTTCTGGGCGGCCGTCGTGCAGCTGGTCGTGGCGATCGCCTAATACCTTGACGCGCGGCAACCTTTCCGGTACGCTCACGGCGTGATCGTCACCAACAGAAAGGCAGACATGTCCTCCATCACCCGCGCGCACGTCGTCGTCTACGCCGCGCTCGCCGCCACCGTCGCGATTCTGATCATCGGCTTCTACGGCCACGCCCACGGCGCCACGATCAGCGCGCCCGGCGAATCAATGGCACCGGCCGCCGGCCAGAGCGTCGTCGCCACCGAACACGCCGCCGCCGAGGTCTGCTTCTCGCGCAAGTCGTGGTCGGCCAACGACGTCGACCGGCCGTGCGACGTCCTCTTCCGCCCGCAGGAGGACGGCTCGACGGCGCTTGAACTCGGCACCGAAGGCCGCACGATCGCCCAGTGCGTCATCCCGAACCCGACCGAGGAAGGGCGCCACTTCTCGGTCCACTGCACGAAGGTCCGCTAGCCGCGTGCCGGCGATCCTCAACTGGACCACCGAGGCGAAGCTCGCCCAGCTGCTCGAGCGCGGCTGGGCCGAGCGGAGCCGCCGCCAGGAGCCCGATCGCGTCGTGGTCGAACTGCACCACCAGGCCGATCGCGTCGTCACCTTCCGCTCGCTGCCGGTCGACGCGCCCCAATCGGCGGCGCTGACGCTGTTCTAAGCCCCGCTCGCGGCCGAGCACCCTCACCCGGGCGCCGACACACGCGGGCGCTACTCTTCGCCGCACGTTGCCCGCGGGACGCCCCTCGAAAATCCTCCAGACGGTCAAGGCCGTCGACCCCGACTCGAAGGTAGAGCGCGAGGTCCCCATCACGGACGCGATCTGCTCACTGGTCGCCCTGGGCGTGTGGCCCGGCAACGCTGCGGGGTCCTACGGAATCGGGCGGACGACGCTGCACAACTGGCGACTGCGGGGAGCCGACGCGATCTCGGCGGCGGCCGAGCACCTGGCCGACGACGAGGAGATCGACTACGCGGCCATCCCCGAGCGGGAGCGGCCCTACGCCGAATTTGTGAACGCCCTCACGCGCGCCGAGCACAAGGGGCTCACCTGGCACGAGCTCAACGTCCGCCGCGCCGCCGCCAGCGGCAAGGAACAGGGCGGTCGCCTCTCGCTGGAGTTCCTGGCCCGCAGGCAGCGCGAGCACTACAGCCGCAACATCGCCGTCGAGCACAGCGGCAAGGTCGACTTCGAGATCGAGCAGGGCACGGATGAGCGGATCGACGAGCTCTTGGCGAAGCTGGAGTCTGCCAAGCAAGCTCCGGCTGCTGGGTAGGCTCCAGCACGAGCAGTGGGTCGCCGAAGTCCTGGCGATCGACAACACCGGCCAGCTGCCGCCCGCAGAGTGGGGCGACACGGCGCGCATCTGGTACGCGCAGGGCGGTCGCGGCTCGGGGAAGACGCGCGGCGGCGCCGAGCAGCTGGCGGACATCATCCTCGCCAGCCCACCCGGCGACTACGCCTGCGTCGGGCCGACCTTCGGCGACGCCCGCGACACGATGATCGAGCACCGCAAATCGGGGCTCAAAAAAGTGCTCGGGCCGGCCGTGAAGCAGTGGAACCGATCGCTCGGCGAGCTCTACGTCGCCAACGGCTCGGTCGTCTACTGCGACGGCGCCGATGACGGCGCGCTGCGGATTCAGGGGAAAGAACTGCGCGCCGCGTGGGCGGACGAGATCGGGCTGTGGAAAGCGACGCGGACCAAAAAGGGCGAGGTCAAAGGCGGCGAGCAGGCGTGGAAAGAGTCGCTGATCTTCGCCGTCCGCGAGGCGCCGGCGCTGATCCTCGCCACCGGCACGCCGAAGGGAAACCGCGGCGTCGTGCGCCTGCTCCGCAAAGAACCGGCAGGGCGGGTCGTCTTCACGCGCCCGTCGCTGGCGAAGAACCGCGTCAACCTGGAGCCCGGGATTGTGGCCGAGTGGGAAGAGCAGTACAAAGGCACGCGGCTCGGCCGCCAGGAGCTTCTTGGCGAAGTGCTCGAGGACGTCGAGGGCGCGCTCTGGACGATGCAGCTGGTCGAAGATCAGCGCTGGGACATCGCGCTCGCCGACCTACTCGGCACGATGGGCCAGCGCACGGTCGTCGCCGTCGACCCGGCCACCACGTCGAATCCCGACTCGGACGAGACGGGCATCATCGCCGCGGTGCGCATCCCGATCGACGCGGACCTCCTACGCGGGGTCGTCGCCGCGGCGCCCGGCGAGATGGGCGACATGGCGCAGCTCTACGACCACGGCTTCATCGTGGCCGACCGCTCCGGCATCTACACGCCCACCGGCTGGGCCAAAGCCGCGGTCGGGCTCTACCACGAGCTCGCGGCGGATCGGATCGTCGGCGAGGCCAACCAGGGCGGCGACATGGTGCGCACGATCGTCCTCCAGGTCGACCCCAACGTGAACTACGAACACGTCTGGGCGTCGAAGTCGAAGGAAGCGCGCGCCGAGCCCAAGGCAGGGCTCTACGAACAGGGCCGCATCCACCACATCGAGGTCTTCGAGCAGCTGGAGGATGAGCAGACGACGTGGGTACCGGGCCAGAGCGAGTCGCCGAACCGGCTGGACGCCGCGGTGTGGGCGCTCGAGGATCTATTCCCGTCCTCGCCGACCGCCGCGACGCTGATCGCGGGCAACGGCGAAGGCGAGGGCGTGCCGATCGTCCCGGCGCCGACCGATGGGATCATGGGCGCGAAGTGGTAGCGCGCCGTTCTGGGCGCCGCTAGGGTCGCGAGATCAGCAACCCAGAACCAGGAGGCACGATGGACATCAACACCGCCCGCAAACTGGGCGAAGAGGTCGGCCGAGTCGAGGACGCGCACGCTCACCTGCTGCGCCAGCACCGCGAGGTCGGCGCCAGCGACGCGGACGTGATCGACGCGGCGGAACAGTACTGCTCGGCGATCCTCGCCCGCAACGCCGCGTTCGACGCGGTGACCGGCGACGTGACGCTCGGCGAGCGGCGCTCCGGCGTCGTCACCCACGTCGACGACGACTGGCTGCCCGGAGAGCTAGAGAAGATCCTGAACAACGGCCAGATGGACGGCCCGATCCAAGCGCGGGTCGAGAAGGTGCTCGACTCCGGCAGCGGTGGGGCGAGCGCATGAACTGGCACGCCGAAACCACGACGCCGCTGCACGCGGGCGAACTGCCCGACGCGATCGACGATCTCGACGTCGCCGACGCGACGCCGGAGGCCGAAGAGCAGCTGGACGCCGCGAAGGACGCCGCGAAAGCGATCGTCGCCGCCGGCGCGCTCGGCGACTCCAGCGACGACGAAGCGGTCTACGGCGCCGAGCTCACCGGCCACGCCAACCCCGGCCACGACGGCGACACGCCCGACCAGGTGACCGTCCGCGTGCGCCGCATCCCGACGCCGCAGCCGGTCGAGGCCGACGCCGAGGCCGAGGAGGTCGCCGAGCCGGTAGCCTGACCGGGTTGAGCCCGCGGCGTTCCTCCCGCGCCGCCCCTCTAGCGACCGACCTGAGCCTCGCCACCGTGCGGGGCTCGCGTCGTTCTGGGGGCCGCCGGCGCCCGTAAGCTGGCGGCATGGAAGCAACGCCGATCTTCGACTGGCCGTTCCCGGGAGGCAAAGAACCGCCGAACGGGCCGCTCCAGATCGGGGACGCGGTGGTCGCCATCGAGGAACGGCTCGCCATCCTCGAAAAGGTGATCGGCACCCACGCGGTGGCCGTCGCGCCGGAACCGGGCGAGCTCATCGTGGTCGACGGGACCAGCCACCCGGCCTACAAGGCGGCGACCGGCGACGTGACGATCAACAGCGCCGGCGTGACGACGATCGGCGCGGCCAAGATCACCGCCGCCAAGGTCGCTGCGCTCGCCATCGAAACCGCCGCGCTCGCCGCCAATGCGGTCGAAACCGCGAAGATTCTCAACCTCGCCGTCACCACGGCCAAGCTCGCCGCCCTGGCGGTCACGGCCGAAAAGCTCGCCGCCGAAGCCGTCACCGAAGCGAAGATCGCCGATGGGGCGGTCACGTCGCGCAAATACAAACCGACGATCGGGCGCAAAGTCGCCACGGGCGAAGCGAACTTCCCCGAAACGGTTGAAGGCGTCGAAATCCCGGGGCTCAAACTCGAAATCACGCCGGCCGTCGCCAGCTACCTGAAGGTCGACATTCGCGTCTCCATCTTCATCCCGGAACCGAACGCCTCCGCAGGCATCATGGCCTTCCTGAACGGCGCCCAGGTCTACGAGGCCGAGACGGGGCTCAGCTTCACGCAGGCCGAGCTCGACGTGACCGGCTTCCTCCTGCTCGAACTCGCGGCCGGGGTGAAATCGACGCTCACGATCCGCGGCAAGCGGACGGTGGGCGCGTCGACGCCGAAAAACGAGACTACGCAGTCGCACTTCCGCTACGAGCTCATCGCCCGTTAAACCTTGACACGCGGCAAGGATTGGTGGTACGGTCGCCCCATGAAGAACCTGATCGTCATCCTCGTCGCCGTAGCCCTCGTCGCCGCGGTCGCCGGGTGCGGAGGAAGCCTCCAGACGCCGCACGAACGCCGCGTGGTCGCGGAAACGTGCCTCTACGGCTCTGGCGGCGTCGCTCAGCGCTCGAACGCCGCCGGCCGCGCCTTCTACCGCGAATACTGCGAATAGGCCGCAGACCCGCTAGGGTCGCGTCGTCGGTCGCCTCCCCGCCGAGCGCGACCGCTCGCCACCAGCCGGCCAGTCCCCGCGCTGCAACCCCCCAGTCAGCGCGGGGGCCGCGCCGGTCCAGTTGGCACCTTCGCTCGAGCAGGGGTGCCAACTCCATCTAGCCTCGCTCTAGATGGCGAAAGAAGTCACCACCGCGGCGGATCGCAAAGCGGGCGCGCGAGCCGAGATCGGGCGCCCGGGCCTCGTCAACGTCGGCGGCGGCCTGCTCCCGTGGTCGGTGTGGATCGACGACCGCGAGTACGCGCCCGAGCTCCAGTATCCGCGCTCGGTCGAAACGTACCGGCGGATGCAGACCGACGCCCAGCTGAAGGGGCTCTTGCTCGCCACGACGCTCCCGATCCGGCGGTTCAAGTGGGAGATCGCCCCCAACGGCGCGCGCCAGGCGGTCGTCGACCACATCGCCCAGTCGCTCAACCTGCCCGAGCAGGGCCAGGAACCGCCGCGGCGCCGGCGCAACCGCTTCGACTTCGACCGGCACATGTCGCACGCCTTCCAAGCGCTCGCCTACGGCCATTTCCACTTCGAGGAAGTCTACGAATACAGCGATCCACGGCAGGGCGGTGACGGGCTTCTCCACCTGCACAAACTCGGCTCGCGGCCGCCGCGGACGATCATGTCGATCGACACCGACGAATACGGCGATCTCGCGGGCATCCAACAGAACATGTTCATCCGCGCCAACGCCGCCCAGAACGTCGTCGGCGCCGCCTTCGGGCCGCTGATCCCGGTCGATCGCCTGCTCACCTACCTCTGGGACACCGAGGACGACGGCGACCAGGTGGG